TCAAGGTTATCAGGGTTATCAAGGAGGCACTGGTCCTTCTGGTCCTTCAGGCCCTCAAGGTTATCAAGGTATAGATGGTCCTACAGGTCCCTCCGGTGGTCCTACAGGCCCTTCTGGTCCTTCAGGCCCTCAAGGTTATCAAGGTTATCAAGGAGGTACAGGTCCTGTTGGTCCTACAGGCCCCCAAGGTTATCAAGGTATAGATGGTCCTACAGGTCCCTCAGGTGGTCCTACAGGCCCTTCTGGTCCTTCAGGTCCTCAAGGTTATCAAGGTGCTACTGGTACAACAGGACAGAAGGGAGCCACAGGGCCTACAGGCCCCCAAGGTTATCAAGGTATAGATGGTCCTACAGGTCCCTCAGGTGGTCCTACAGGCCCCCAAGGTTATCAAGGTTACCAAGGAGATCAAGGTTACCAAGGGATTAAGGGAGACCAGGGAGCACAAGGAGCTAAAGGCGACAAGGGAGTTCAAGGAGATCAAGGTTACCAAGGAACTACCGGACCTCAAGGAGTTAAAGGAGATACTGGTTCTACTGGTCCTACAGGCCCTCAAGGTGATCAAGGCGATCAAGGTATTAAGGGAGATACAGGACTTACTGGTCCTACAGGTCCCCAAGGTTATCAAGGTTATCAAGGTATAGATGGTCCTACAGGTCCCTCAGGTGGTCCTACAGGCCCCACAGGTCCACAAGGAGCTAAAGGAGATACTGGTCCTCAAGGTCCTACAGGTCCTGCGGGTACGGGAACAATTAGAGTTTTGACTATTGTCTCTCATGCCACGCCTACAATTAATACAGATAATTATGATGTTGTTACTATTACTGCTTTAGCAGAAGCAATAACTTCAATGACAACAAACTTATCAGGTACACCTGTAAACTTTCAAAAGTTAATTATTAGAATAAAAGATGATGGTACAGCCAGAGCTATTTCGTGGGGAACAGGATTTGAAGCCAAAGGGGTAGCACTTCCAACAACTACAGTAATCTCTAAAGTTTTAACAGTAGGTTTTATTTATGACACAGTAACATCAAAATGGGGTTGTGTAGCTTCAGCACAAGAGGCATAAATGAGTTGGACCATTGATAGTCTAGAGTTTAATAAAAGAAAAAAAATAACAATAAGTAAAACAAATGTAGCAAGTGGTTTATCAAACTTTCCACTACTAGTAAAGTTATTAGAAGATACTGATTTAGGCCCTGCATGTAGATCGGATGGATTTGATATACGTTTTACCTCTAGTGACGGGTCCACACTACTACCTCAAGAAAGAGAACTATTTTATAACTCCCCAGGAAATTGTTTAATACCAAATGGAACATCTACAAAAGGTACTTTAGCACATAACTCAGCATTTGATTTAACGGGTGGAGGAACAGTTTGTGCATGGATAAAGGATACCGGTAGTTCTGACGCGGGATATATATTATCAAAAACAGATTATGCTAGTTCTGGTGGATGGGGATTTTATTGGGAAGCAACAAGCAACGACCTTAGATTTTATGTTGGAAGCTCTACATCATATGCTTCTAGTGCCGTTTTTTCAGACACGGATTGGGTTTTTGTAGCTGTTACGTGGGATTCGAGTGGGCATATAACTTTTTATAGAAATGGAGTGACAGCAGGAACAGCAAACAAAGGTTCTGCTATCGGCACAAATTCTATAGGCCTTGTATTAGGTAATCGAACAGGAGGCACGGCCTCTGCTACTTGGCTTGGAAGTAATTTAGATCAACTAGTAGTTTTCAATCGGGTTTTATCTGCTTCTGAATTAGTTAAAATTTATAATTCTGGTAAAGGTCTTGCTTTTTCAACCAGCGTCGCACCATTTGATAGTGGTGTTGTAGCATGCTGGGATTTTAATTCGTCTGATGGAACTGATTCTTCTGGTAACGGATATTCACTTACTATGACAGACGCAAGTTATGCTACTGGAAATGTCTCAAAGCCCAATAATAGTGCTAATTATATTGGATGGGTACAAGTTCCTTCTGTATCCTCTGCCTCAGATACAGAAATTTATATGTATTATGGAAATTCTTCTGGTACATCACAAGCTAATCCACAAAATGTTTGGGATAATAATTTTAAAGCAGTATTCCACGGTAATTCATTAACTGATTCGACAGGTAATACTACACTTACTCCTGTAGCCACATTTGCAGCAGGCTCTATTGGTAAAATTAATAAAGGATTTTTTTGTGATGGTAATAGCGATGTTGGATATGCTGCGGATGGGGGCGCTACTGATATTTATGGAGCAACTCAAAAAATAACAATTTCTGCTTGGCAAAGACGTGATGTAGCTCAAGGAAATGAGTATATTCATTCAATAGTTGCTAAGTATGGCAATGCAACTGGTGCTAGGCAGTATCTATTACAAAGTAGAGAGTTTGATTCTGATGGAAACGCAGGTACAGCACTAGCTCTCTCTTCGGATGGTGCAACTTCTTCATATACTGTTGGTGCAACAATTCCAGCCACCGGCGCGTGGGCATATGTTTCAGGAGTTTATAATAATTCAGATATACGAAGTTACGTAAATGGACTTTTAGATTCAAATGGCGCGAAGAACCCCAAAACATACACTGCAGGAATTTATAATGGGGTTGCTTCCTTTTCAATAGGAGCCATGCTCTATAGTGGAGCGTGGGCCTGGTTTTTTAATGGATATATTTGCGAAGTTCGAGTATCCAATATAGATCGTTCCGCTGATTGGGTAAAATTTGAATTCTATAATATGAACTCTGCTACGAATGAGCTAACATTTGGTAGTGAGGAAGAACCAACTGCTACTGCAACAGGAAATTTCTTTTTATTATTTTAAGGTATACAATGAAAACTCATAATCACTATCACAACATAATAGAAAAATCAAAATTCGTTCCTACTGATAGAAATGAACTACTCTTTAGAAAGACAGTTAAGAGAATGTTTAAAGACTACGAGTACGCAATATTAAAAGGATTGAGTGAAATTAATAATAAGCAAGAAACAAAAAAGTCACTAGGAGACTTTAATCTAGGAGCAATCTTTTCAATTGCTTTAACTAAAATACAAGGATACGTAAATAAGTTTACAGCAGTAGCTTCTAACTCTGCTCAACAAGGTGCAGATAAAGCTTATCACGATATGGGTATATCTCTAGCATGGGATATTAATATGACACCCATAGTAGATTTCTACAGAGATCATTATCGTGAATGGATGAGTGACGTAGTAGGAAAAGGTGTGCAAGAAGAGATCAAAGATGTAATAGCAGAAGGAATAAGAGATGGAGAATCCATAGATGATATCTCCAAAAAAATAAAAGACTTTTTTGAACATCCAATAACAGTACCTGAACAAGTAGACGAAGAAGGACAAGTAACAAGAAAAGCTTACCAAATAGATAAAGACGTTTACGCAGAAACTGTAGCACGCTCTGAAGTTTCTGGAGCAGTTAATAACGGAAGACTTTTTGGTTATAGTGAAGGTGGTTTAGTAAAGACTGTACGTTGGTTTTCAAATCCAGGAGCTTGCGAACTATGTGTAGAAGAACATGGACAAGTTTATACAGTTGCGGAAGCTCAAGGGTTAATTCCAAAGCATCCTAACTGTAGATGTACTTGGTTGGCGGAAGAATATGGTGAGTATAAAGAGGAAGAAGATAAGCCAAATATCCTTTCGGAGCCAGAAAAAATAGTAGCAGATCCTCACGGAGTAGGAATCATGGACTTTATGAAGATGACAGAAGAACAGACGAAACAAGTAGAAAAACTTTTAGATAAAGAGCAGTACAAAGAGGCAATTAAGTTAATGCATAAGTTTACAGGGTACAAAGGATAAAAATGAAAATTCAATATCAGATAGATCCATCTTACAATAGTGAAGAGACTCTTCAAGTAGCAGGTATTCTTTTAGGAATACTTCTCAAAACTTTTAAAGCACTTAAAGCTTCTGGTAGAAAGTTTGAATCTACTGATTTAGTATTCTGGCCCCTCAATGCTTTTCAAATAGGAAAGACAAAGAAGTTATTACTTATGTCTAGTCAAAAAGGACAAGTAGCGTTAGAATATATGGATGAGAAGTTTTTAAAAGCATTAGAGGAAGCGCAATTAAAAGTTTCCAGAGAGGTGGTTTCATGAACTATTTCCGTTGCGAGAAATGCAGTAGAGAATTTTGGAACGGTTCAGATAAACTATTCATCTGTCCAATTTGTAAAGAAAGAGATAGCGTAAAAAGACTTTCTCTTGATTTAGGAAAACCAAAGGTATCTGAAATTTTACAGAATCCAACTATCTTAAGTAAAAGTACTGATCAAGAATTACTAGGGAGTCACAAAAAATTTCATAGACTATTTACTGTTCTAAGAAAGATGCCTCACAGAGAAGTTAATTCTTCAGTAGCATCAATTATGGAAGTTGCTAGTGCGCACACAATTCTAGTAGACGAAATGAGTAAAAGAAAACTACCTCACGTAATTAAAGATACTCTCGATAGAAGTACCAAAAGAGTTTCAAATAAAAAAGCAGACGTCAAATCAATAGAACTACTCCAAGATTGGAAAGACACTACACTAGTAGAAGATGTAGTCTCTGTTGTAGGATCTTCTTTATACAAGGATAACCCCAAAGACGTAGACGTAGTATGCAAGTTTACCGGAGTAAAAGTTATCGAGGACGCAATTAGAAAGGTACTAGAAAAGAAACAATTACCAGTACATATCATACATGGAAAGTCTCATGGCGAGTACGTTCCCAAATACGACTTGGTACTAAGAGAGAAACCAATTGAGAAAAAACTAGCAATCAAACCTCCCAAGTACGAATACGTGCATCCACTACAATATGTGGAGAAGACAACTGATACAGAGAAATTTATAGTAGAACCCTACATCAGAGAAGCAAAGAGACTACTGATAATTAGGAAGGATGGAAAAGTAACAATACACCTATCGGAACACAAACAACTCTTAAATGAATCCTTCATAAAGAGAATACAATTAATAGAAGAACCAAAAGACTTCATACTAGATGGACTACTATTAAAGAATGGAACAATAGTACTACAGGATATAATAGAGAAGGACCAAAACAACTTAAAAGAAGATCCATTACTAAGTAGAAAGACTTTCCTTATAAAGACAAGAATACCAAGGCAGGCAAATATTGCCTTTATTAAATTCAAACTTTGTAAATCAAAAGTAGAGTTAGCACAAACCCTAAATGACTATAAGAGTAAGAACCGAGACGCTATTATCAAACCAGCGTATAGTAAGTATGCCTCCAGCAGTGAAAGCGCAGGATGGATGCGTATGAATTATGCTCCTCTCGCCAAACTAGACTTGGGGTGCGGATCCCGGAAGGCGCAAGGTTTTGTTGGCTTGGATAAGAAGTCGGGAGTTGGAGTAGACGTTGTCTGCAACCTAGAGAAAGACATACCCTTCGAATCAAATAGTTGTGCAGAGATTCGCGCTAATCACTTTGTGGAGCATATTTCGAATCCGCAACATATCATGGAAGAGATCTACCGAGTTCTCATCCACAAAGGAATCGTAACCATTACAGTTCCAGAAGCAAGTACTAAAGGAGCTCAAAAACATCTCGACCACAAATCCTATTGGAACGACTTCAGCATGGACTACTATACGGAACCTTACTTGATTAAGAAGTTCCAGACCAAAGCGTACTTCAAAATCAAGTCGTTCAAAAAGAAATCTTTCTTTACAGGATTTACAAAGCGAATACATCTCACGTGGACGTTGGAGGCGATTAAAAAATATGAATCATAATTTATATGATAGCGTAATCGCTAAGTCAACGTTTCATCCAGGTATAAAATTCACACCTCCCCAACCACTCTTTACGTCTGATGACTTTGAAGACGTTTGGAAGAACTGGGCAAAGAAACGAATTAATAAAGGACATGTTATAAGTGTGGAAGAAGTATGTGAAGGACAACACTGCATACTACAATGGAATGGATTAGAAGCGTTGGTATACACGTCTGCTTCCCGGATTAACCTAGCGAAAAACCATCCTACAGTAGTAGAAGAGTTAAAGAAAATAGGTCCTTGCATACTAGAAGTAAGTTTAAAAGGAAGTTCAATCAAAGCGTTCGACATCCTATACTACCAAGAACAGAACTTAACTGATCTATCTTTAAACAAGCGTCAAGAGTACTTAGCAAAAGCAATTCAAAATACACTCATAACTAAAGTAGAAACTCATACAGCAAACTCCAAAGACTCGCTAAAGAAATTAATTAATGGACGACGAGTTATGTTAAAAACGTTAAGCAGTAAGTTTGAATTTGAAGTTAATCAGAATTGGGTAATGCTAAAAGGTGGAGAAGGTTCAGGACGTTATCCTAAAGGAAGCGGTTCTCCAGAAGTATCAACAGGAGCTAGATTATCTGCAGATGAAGTAGCTAATTTAAAAGAGGATGCTACTACATTAGAAGTATTACACGGTACTAGTATTCAAGCGGCAGAAAAAATTATAGCAGAAGGAATTCAGAAACAAAATTATCATAATTATGGAAAAGAATTAATGTATGGAGATCGACTACAAAAAGTCTTCGTTACTCGAAGTAGAGAGTACGCTGGATTTTTTGGTCGAATGGCTTCTATTGAAGCAAATCCACCCGGGAAGAGAACCTTCGCAGTAGTTAAAGCAAGAATACCTAAATCGTATTTTACACAAAGTGCCCAACCTGATACAGAAACTGAAAGTAAATTTAATTATATTCTTCCTGAAGTAAAAAAAGAATGGATCGTAGGTTTTGCTACTTTTCAACGTAGTTTAAGTACCATCATATTCTATATACCTATGTCGATAGAAAATGCTCAAAAATTACAAATAGTAATGCCAAAACGAAAAATTAAATTAATAATCAAAAAAGAAAACATCCAGCAAATAGTTTCTCTACCAGAATGGCAATCTTTAAGAACTCAACTAATAGGACAATGGAAAGAAAATCCTGCTGCTAGTGTAGGTAAATTAAGAGAGTTTTTAGGTCCTGTACGAGACGCTAGCGATAGAAAATTAAGAATCATACATAACTACTTAACAGGATCAGGTTTTAGAATTGGAGTTATTTCTCATCCAGCAATAACAGAATTACTCACTGCGGTACGAAATGAAGTAGTTCGCCGACGCAAAGAAAATAAGATTTCTAAGGGTGGAGAAGGTTCAGGACGTTATCCTAAAGGTAGTGGGGATCCTGAACCTACAAGTAGTTCATCAACTTCAGGCTTTAGTAGAGATCCATATAAGGAGATGAATACTTTAACAGGGGTAGAAATGGACAACCCAGGAAAAGTAAAAGTAAAGTTAGAAAAAGGAAAGTTTGAAACTATAAAAAATATTCGAGACATTAAAGGATCGAATCCTGGTATCAATGAAACATACTTTGTAAAAATTTCTGGAGATGGCGAAGGAGTAGTTAAACCTGGCGACTTAGATATAGTACAAAATGAGGTCACAGCAGATACTGTAGACGACGAATTAGGATTAAATATTGTACCCCCAACTACAGCACGTGTAGTAAATATACCTGTAGGACCAGCAGGGGGAATACACGAATCTGATACTCCCGTTTCGCAGCGTAAACCAGCTACTTCTGGTGAAGAACGCGCTGCTTCTATTCAAGCAAAAGTAAATGATACACAATCATTCACTCAGTTTGAACGTACTGAGATTTGGGGTAAAATGCCTCTAGGTACGAGACCACAAGGAAAAATGGAAGTTATAGATCCTGTGGATTTTGTCAAACTAGACATTCTAGATAGGGTAATTGGAAATGAGGATAGACATGGTGGTAACTTTTTAGTAACCAATAAAAAAGATTCAAACGGATTTCATAAGTTAGTCGCAATAGATCACGGTTACTCAATCAGCCAGTTTAATAACCGTTCTCATTTAGAAGAGATTGGTAATCAAGCGTTACGTGTACCTGGTTTAAAAATAAATCGTTCAGAACTTAACCAACTAAAAGAACATGTTAGATCATTTAACTTTGACAACTTATTAAAACGAACCTACGAAGGCAAACCAAAAAATTATTTAGTAAACGCGCGCAAACGAGTAGCTGAGATCAAAAGAGATAGATACTGGAACCAAATAGATATTTATATAGCAGGAAAAAGGAGTGCTGCATAATGAGATATATCGACTATTACAGTTTAACCGACGACTATAAACTATTACTCATAGATAGGATTTATGAAGAAGGTGGATTAATTGGAATGCAATTAAATCCCAAAAGCTCTTTCCTAGTTGATATTAGACGTAGATGCAAAACTCTAGAAGATGTAGTTAAGAAGATGGGAAGTAGTTATACAGTATTCGGAGTTATCAAAGAAGCACCTCTACCAAGAAAAGTACGACTGATAATACGTAAACCTTATGACCCCAATTATAATAAATAAATACATTAAATAACTAAACAGGTAAAAGTGTTTTTATATCAGAGGTAATTCTATGAATATGAATGTCAAGTTTAAATTCGTTACGCCTGACTTTACAAAGGCACAGAAGGACGCAGAACGCATTATAGAAGGGTACGCGTCCACTTTTGATGTTGACCGCCAGTACGAAGTAGTGACTCCAGAGGCTATGCAAAAAGCAGTAGGAGATTTACTCACTACCAATACCACAGTATTTTATGAGCACAAGCACGAACAACTTCCTGTTGGTAGAATTTTAGACGCACGAGTTGACGATGAGGGTCTTTGGATAAAAGTACTCATCTCCCAAACAGCAAATGAAGTCTGGACGCTAATCCAAGAAGGAATTTTAAATAAGTTTTCTATTGGGGGTAAGGTAACAGGAGCATTTAAGAAATTTGATAAGAGTTTAAATCGCGATATTACGTTTATAACTGATATGGTACTTTACGAAGTTTCTGTTGTAGGATTACCTGCAAACCAGAATGCATCATTTAAAGCAAAAAGTTTAGCGAGTGTTATGATTAAAGCTCTCGAGGGGAGAGAAAAGATCGATGAAGCTCTAAAAATAATTCAAGGAGGTGTTAAAACAATGGATGAAAAAATTGAAAAGAAAGAGGAACCTAAGGCCGAAGAGACCAAACTCGAAAAGAAAGAGGAACCCAAGGTAGAGGCAGCAAAAGAAGAGGTTGTGGAAAAGAAAGTAGAAGATCCAAAACCAGAAGAAGTTATTGCTAAATCTGAAGTACCTGAAACTCCACCTGCAGTAGATCCAAAGGTCGAAAAGCCAGTAGAACCTGAAATGAAGAAAGAATTATCAAAAGAAGAAATCGAAGCACTAGTAGAAAAGACTAGTGACAAGAAAGAAGAAGTAGTTCCTGTTAAGGAGAAAGCAATGGACGCTCCAGCAGGTGATCCAAACGCAGACGAATCTGCTTACGTGTACGAACAGGACGCAACAGTAGTACTCGAAGCACTAACTGCTAAAGTTGACGAGATTTTAGCAATAGTAAAAGACATACAATCAAAAGCAGTTACACCAACAGCACCTGCAGCTCCAGTAGTAAAGGCGGAAGAAGTTGTAACGCCAACTACTGAAGTACCAGTTGTGAAAGCTGAAGAAGCTCCCGTAGCAAAAGTTGAGGAGCCTATTCAGAAAGCATTAACTGCAGAAGACGTTGCAGCAATAGTTAGTAAGACGTTTGACGAGAAAGTAGGAAAGATTAGATTAGTTCCTTCAAGAAAAGGAACTCTTATCAAGAGTGATTTAGAATTGAAGAGTGAAACAAATTCAGACGATCTGGATATTCTTATGGATGAGAAGAAGTTTGATAAGCTTCCAAAAGAAGAGCAGACGAAGTTAATTCGAAAAAGTTTGTTCGGAATTATTACAGGTAAATAATAGTTCAGAGCAAGAAGTTAAAAAAGTTCTACAAAACTCAATGGAAGGAGGTAAACTTAAATGGACGAAAAACTTTTAAAAGCATTAACGACAGCAGGAGATTTTAAAATCGATGATCCTAGTGGTGCAGGGTATCTACCCAAGCCCCTAGCGGATGAAATCGTTAGATATATTACTGAGATCAACTATTGCAGACAGATTTTCCGTATGGTTCCTATGGCCAAGAAGACTCTGGATATTCCAGTGTTAACTTCTGGTCGGAATACACCCGGGAAAGGTGTCTACTATGTTCCTTCTCAGGTCGATATTTCTGGCAAAACAGATCAGATCGGTCCGAAACTTCACGCAGTCAGATTAGAAGCTAAGAAACTTATGGCATTTGCAAACGTCGACAACGACGACATTGAAGATGCAGCAGTAGACGTAGTTGATCTACTTCTGGAATCTTTCGGTGAAGCATTTGCTGAAGCGGAAGAGCTCGCTATGATGGCAGGTGATCCTACGGATGCAGGAATCGATGCGGATGATCCTCGCAAAGCATTTACTGGTCTAGCTAAATTGGCTGACGCAGCAACAGTCGTTGAATCCCAGGCTATTACCGAGACAGATTTGGAATGGAAAGGAATTGAAGAAACCGTTTCAAAGGCTATTAAACGTCTTGGAAAATATGCACGTAATAGAAAGAATCTGGTTCTTTTCATCGACACAGCTATTGCAGAGTATTGCCGTAGATCTCGTAGATTAGTTAACATCACGAACTTAGCAGGAGCACGTACTGGTGACGCCGCAATGGTAGAACCGGGACAGGCTGATACAATCTATGGTATTAAGACTTACGAGTCTTCTTATCTAGATTATCTGGGGGCTACTCTCAAGGGAACTAAAGGTACTGGTATTCTGGTACCCGCAGACGAACCTTTGATCGGTGACCGTCGGAAGATCAAGATCGTGAAGAAAGAGCTTGAAGAGCATGACAAAATCAGATTCGTCATATCCGAAAGGATTGACTTTAACGTCAGACATCGCGCATACAATGCGGGACAGGCTGGGGTTTCTGAGGCTGTTTGCTTAATCAAGTTTAACTAATTCACAGTAAAATTATAGGAAGGGCTAGACTAAACATCTAGCCCTTCTTTCTTGCAAATAAAAAGGTAAATATAAAAGAAAATGAATATCAATTCTAAAGATTCAGATAAAAAATATTGTAGTAAATGTTCGATAGAATTAACTGTTGATAATTGGTTTAAATGTCATAAAGAGAGAAATAACTATATATGTAAGAAATGTAGTAAAGACATGTCTAATATGTACTACAAAACTCACAAAGAACAAAGTTCTCAATACCACAAAGAGTACTATCAAAATAACCGTGAAATTATTAAAGAACGTATTAGAGAATATCAAATGACTAATGGATTATACGTTGATATAGAAGGAAAACAGATTTTTATATCAGGAGTTAGAAGAGAACGTCCTTCGGATGGTTTATGCGAAATGTGTCGTAAGCGAAAGTTTGAAGACTACCACCACTGGGATAATACTAATATTAAACTAGCTATGTGGTTATGTAGTAAATGCCATCCAATAGCTGAAATAGCTGAACGCTTTAAGAGGCATAAAGTACAAGTACGACATTATCTGAGTTTAAAGAAAATAATCATAAAAAATCAGTAAATAGTTAACTGAAATTGTTGTTTTTATATTTGAAGACGTATCGATAAATTTTTATTATTTTCAAGGAGATCTCAATGGAAAGATATACCAATAAAACTTTAGTATCAAATATGATTGGAATATCAGAAGATGATGTTCAGGATGATTGGCTAGATTGGGCAACCGCTCAAGTAGATGCGCGTACTTTTCAAACATTTGCGGACGTTGAAGTAGTGGAGAGATACGATGGATCTGGTTGTGATGAACTCCTTTTAAATCACAGCCCCATTATATCCATTTCTAAAATAGAGTACCTACAAGATGGGCATATGGATGTATGGCTAGAGTTTGATAAAGACTATACAGTATTCTATGCTGACGAAGGACGCCTACGTTTAGTGGAAGATGTAAATGGTCAAGAACATACTAGCTTTTATAGAGGTGTACAAAATTGGAAGATCACCTACAAGTATGGTTATAGTGAGATACCCCGTTTAGTAGAACTTCTTGCAACCCTCCTAGTAATAGAACTATACCAGATTAAGCGTGATGGAGCATCAGGGGTAGTAGCTAGCGAGAGAATTGGAGCGTACTCTATATCGTATGCAACTTCAGGAGCAGTAGTTCCGGTCAAGAACTTAATAGAAGAATTGGTTACAAAATTACGCGTGGGAAATATAGGAGTAGTAGGACTTTAAAATGGCACTAGCAAATTTTCTTACTATGGACGTAGAGGTATGGCGACGAGCCGCAGGTACAGAAAATGAGTATGGAGAGAAGACTGATACGTGGACTAAAGTAGCTACCATTAAAGGAGTAATTCAACCTTCTACGGGAAATACAGTTAGGGTTGAGAATGGTATTTCAGTAACGAATAGTCATACGCTATTTACTTTAGCGGGAGCTAATATTCGTGCGGGTGACAAGACTAAGTACGGAGATAATTGGTATAATGTAGTTTATGTAGGTGACGCAGCAGGTAGAGCTCATCACAACGAAGTAGAACTAAATTTGGTGTCCTAATGATACAGGCAAAAGTACACTATTCAGAAGAAGTAAAAGCAGAATTAAAGAAATACGGAATTGGCGTTATGCCTAGAATTAAATTTGGTCTCACACAATTTTTAGATAAGGTTGCAAATGTTGCTCGTACTATTGTACCAGTTAAAACAGGTCGCTTGCAATCCTCACTAAGTTATGAAGTTAATGATAAAGGAAATGGCGGAGTAGAGGGTAGAGTAGGAACAAACGTCAAATATGGTAAGTGGGTAGAATTAGGTCATCGAATTATGCGTCACGGAAAACAAGTAGGAACTGCTAAACCTAAACCATACCTATTACCAGCATTTCAAAAAACATTACCAGAATTAGTTGATTTTATTAAAAAGGCTTTAAAATAATGCGTTATGACATCCTTAAAAAAGTTAAGAGTGTATTAGTAGCAGACGCAACTATTCATACTTACGTAGCTGACGATATCAGAGTAAGAGATCTTCCACTACCAAAAATACCTAAGCAAATTACGATAAGAAAAACTTTTGGAACTAGTAATTCAATTATTCCAGCTTGCGATTGTACAGTCTATATTACAGTTTGGGTAAAGCAAAAAGAAGTAACAGAACCATATAAGATGACTACACAAATAACAGAACGCATAAATGATCTCTTTAATAGAAAAGGTGAATCATTAAATGAGTCTGATTTAATAGTTAATCAGATGAAGAGAACTGACGCAGAAATTTCTTATACAGATGATCAAGAGTATTGGACCAGCACCATAATTTTAGAGTGCGTAACTAACGATTAAGGGAGGTGTGAGAAATGGCAGTAAGAACTTATTCAAATCCAAAAGTAGTTTCGCCAAAGACAGTAACAAGTTTGAAGCAAGGGATACTTTTTGAGATGGCAGCAACAACAGATGATACAGTAGTGGTAAATGAATTGGCAGCAGTTACAGCCGCTGTAGCTTTTAAGGCTTCTGATGCAACAGCAGTCGACGTTACAGTTTTAGGAAAGACGATTACAGTGACGGAGGAATCATTAACGAACGAAAAACTTATCGTATTAGCTTTAGGTTAAGCTAACGAATAAACATTAAAGGGAGGTGTTAAAAAATGGCAGACTATAAATTTTCAGTAGGTAAGATTAAGATCGGAGCTAATACAGTAGCATTCTGTACTGGTATCTCAGTTAAGTATGATGGTGGTCCAGTTGAGTTCCGAGGAGGAGATTACCGCTATCCAGTTTGGTTGGAATTGGGTGGAAAGTCTCTAGAGATCACAGTAGAGTCAGCTAAGTTTGATTTGGATCCTGCAGAACTAAACAACGCGTACGTTTCTGTAGAACTTCAGACTGGCGCCGAAGGTGGTGGACTAGCAGGTACTATTGATAACATGAAGGTAGTGTCCTACGAAGTCAAGCAAGCACAAGACGCTTTCGTAGTTTCTACACTAGTATTACGCAAGGCGGCAAATCCAGCTTAATCATTTGGGAGAGGGCGAGGAGAAGGTTTCCAGAACTATCCTTCACAAAAATATAACCTCTGTCCCTCTCCCGATCATTAACACGATATAGGAGACGACAATGGAAAGAATAACTCAGACGAAGAAATCAATAACGTTAGCAGACGGTTTAGAATACGAAATTAAACCATTAACTCTAAAAGAGTCAAAAGAGATCATACCACTCTTAAAAGAATTTAATGACGTAGGTAAAACGTTGGACGATCAGTTAATTATGAAGGTAGCTGAATTATGCCAACGCATTCTTCAAAAAAGTGTTCCAAACATTACAGTTGAACGTGTAATGGAGTTAGTAGATTTAGAGACAGTTCAAAAAATTATTTTAGTAGCTTCCGGAAGGGAAGTGTAGAACTTGAAAGATTCTTCGACTTTTGAATTAATAGATATTCTCGCAAGAGAGTATGGATGGACAATAGAGTACATCCAAAATCTAGGAATGGATGAACTAGAAAATATTCTATCTACCATCCTTCAAAGACGAAGAAACGAATACCAAACGCTTTTGTTAGTTATTAATCACGCTATAGCAGGGAAGAAATTAAATTGGGAAGACACTAGTAATGAAGGACCTGCTAATGAAGAAAAACAACTTTTAGACTTAATGAGCAAACTTAAAACGAAGGTAGTAAAAAATGGTCCTTAAAGATTTATACTTAAAAGTAACAGCAGACGCATCTGGAGTTAAAATAGCTATGGCAGATGCTGGAAAAGCTGTAGACCAATTTAAGAAGCAAACAGAGTCTCTTCATGCAACAGGAGAAAAATTATCGTCTCTTATAACGGGAGGACTTACCGCAGGTATATTAGCATTAGGCGCTACCATCACTGGAGCTATAATGACAACCACTAAATTTGATGATATTATAGTTAGAGCTTTTCAAGACGCTTCTGACGGCGCTTCAATAGCTACTTCAGCCTTTAATGAATTTGCAAATGCAGCTAGAAAAATGGGAGCTGCTTCTATATTTGGTGGAAATCAAGCTGCGCAAGCAATGAAAATTTTAGCTAGTCAAAATTTAAGTACTACGGATACTATTAAAGCAGTTGCAGAAGCTGAACTATTAGCTAGTAGTACTGGAATAGAGTTAAGTTCTGCTGCACAAGCTGTAGGAGCATCTTTACGAACGTTTGGCGATTCTGGTTTAACTGCAGGTGACGCAGCAACCTTCTTAGGAACTGCTGCAATAAAAAGCTCCTTAAATGTAGAGCAATTTTCTTCTACTCTAAGATTAGTAGGTCCCTTAGCACAAACTGCTGGATGGTCTTTTAAAGATTTAGTAGCAGCTACTGCAACTCTTTCTGATAAAGGTATTGAGGGTATGCGTGCAATGATGGGAATGTCTACTACAATGAAAGAGTTATCGGATCCTACTTCTTCACTCACTAAACTATTAGGCGAATGGGGAATAAAAGTAGCAGATAGTAAGGGAAAATTAAAACCACTTTCTGAAGTCATCAGCATTTTAAGTACCGCAGTATCTGGAAATGAAGAAAGATTTAGAGCATTGACTAATACTGCTGGACCAGCTTTTGCTACACTCATTAAAGGTTCTAACGACTTTGCAAAAACATTGACTGAATTAGGTAAGGGTAGAGAGACACTCCAAAAACTATCCAAAGAATATTCTGAAACACTACCGGGAGCATTTAAGAGATTTAGAGCCTCCGGAGAAGAGGCTTTATTAGGATTAGGCGACTCCATGAAAGAACCACTAATAACATTTTTAAATAATATGTCAGAAGCATTATTAAAAGTAGCAAGTTCAATAGATAAAAAAGCAATAGAGGATTTAGGAAGAGCAATGGTAGATCTAGTAGGAAATTTACCTGCACTAATCAATTTACTATCTACATTAGCAAATGGTTTGACAACAATAGTAAATGTTATTAATTTAGCTGTAGCTGGAGTAATTAAGTTAGGAACATATTTTTCATCCCTAGGAAAATATTTATCTCAGATTGATTGGGGTTCAGTTATGACTGGTTTTGCTACTGGAGGAGCAGGAGGTGCAATGTCTGCATTGGGAGCTCAAATAGGAAGTTTAAAGGGTGCTTGGGAAGATGCAAATGCAGCAGCAGATAAATACATTGCAAAAAATATGCAAGCAGCAGTAACTTCTGGAGTTAGCACAAACCTATCTTCAACATCTTCTGGAACTGTAGGTTATCATGCAGGAGCTAATGCAATGGTTACTCCTGAAGGTCCTACTAAAGTAGAATTATACCAAACACGTATATCTGAAATTTTAGCTCAGTATAGAGATCAAATTGCAAATTCAAATCAAGTAAGAATGGCAGGATTGATTAATATTATGGAAGATGTATTTAAAGTAAATGTTTCTAGCGAAGAGCAACTACAATCATTACTACGCGATAAACTTGCTGCATATAGAAAACGAGTAGAGGTTGTAAGAAGTGCTCCAACAATTGAGTAAGGAGAAATAAATGGCACTACCAAACTTTAAAATGTTTCGATCTGATACGTTAGCAGAAGTAGGTACTGACATTAATCCAATTGACTTAGGATTGTGTTTAGCGGGCGCAACTACATTCTTACCCTATCAAATACTTCTTTATAACGATAAGGATGCTCTAGTAGGAAGTGAAGATGCTAAGGAATTAGAATTAGGTCTACTTCAAATGAATTTAATTCAATCGTGGATTAGTACTGGCGGGGTAGGGCAGACATTCACTTTAGCAGCAACTCCCTTAGTAGTTGATAGTGAAGAAGTAACTGTAAACGGAATTAAGTGGAGACGAGTAGATGCATTTGCTGGATTTGGTTCTGGAGACGAAATTTATACTTTAGACTATTCAACGGGAGTATTGACTTTTGGAAATGGAGTTAATGGAAAAATACCTCCAACAGGAAACACTATTCAAATCAACTATGTACCAGACCAAAATATTTATGGAAAGACAGTTTACGAAAATCTTTGGTTTCAGATTAAATCAAGTGGAGTAGTACAAAACACAATTTCTATAACTTCTGAACTAGCATCAAAATTAGACGATAGTCATATTAACGTAGTTCACTTTCCATCAGTAGTGGCAGTAGTAGGAGTATGGGATAATCCTGCTAAGACGGGTACAAATTATTATACAGGTGGATCATTCGTTCCAGATACAGGAGCAATAATTTTAGGAACACCCATAACAGGAAGTACACCATATGTAGAATACACATATACAATCAAGGATGATAGTGAATCTGCTATGAGTGTAATAGGAAGAGATAACGTTCACGAATGTGCAAATAGAGTTCCAAAAAATAACGCTAAGATTTTATTTTTATCAGTAACAGTACCAGCAACAGCTAGTACGGAAGGTGGAGTTTTTATTAGGGTTAGATTAAGAGTATATTATAGTTTTTAATTAAGGGGGTGAATTAATATGGCAGCAACATTTACATGGAGTGAAAGTAACGGAGTAGGAGAAGCAGTAACAGATGGAATAGTAAATCTGAATGTAGGTAATACGGACGCTAAAGAATTAGTACCAGCAGATTGGCCAATTCTAGCAGGAGAAAATTCTTACGAGAAATGGATTCGTGCTAAATTCGGAGGCACGTTTACAGAGATCTCTAATATGAAGTTATGGAAGTCAGCTGGAGCGTATAAAACTGGAGAAGCGTTAAAGTGGAACGAAACTTCAGATAACATATACCATCAACCAGTTAAAACAGCTTCTACTCATGCGACATCTGACATTCCTACATCACTACCAGGAACTCTCAACGTTCATAGAAGTACAGGTGAGAATACTATGATCGCAGCTGGATATACACGATATTTTGTATTCCAACTTCAATCTACAGTTTTAACACCCGCAGGAGCAGTTAATACGAAGACGATTACTTTTCAGTACGACGAAACTTAAACTATACACGTAATCCAATACGTAGATATGTTTACCTACAATACAATGGAGGAAACAAAAATGTTAAAATTAATTTGGAAAGCTCAATTTAGTGATGGTTCAATACTTAATCAGTTTGACGATATTGAGCAAACAAAAGAGCATCTATTTAAAGAGGTATTAGAGAAGCAATCTCAACTGCTCCTCTTTTACCTCTTTAATACTTGCACCCAAAAAATATACTCGGTCAATCTTCCTCTAGGAGTCTTATCTGTAGGACAACCCTCTGAATTCGAATCTGACCAACTTCAACCTTCAGCACAAAATAGATTAATATACTTTAGACGAATAGTGCGTGAATTGAGTATTGGTCCCAAAACCATTACAGTTAATTTAAACGAAGGTAAATTAAAACAAATTTCTTACTTCCTAGGATTTCAGTATACAGACGAAAAAGGAAACCACAAAAAAGTAATTCAGATTTTTGAAAACGATAACATAACAATTTACTAAAGGAAACTAAAATGGCAAACCAAGTTGATAATGACGTAAAAGTAATAGGTAATGAAAATATATACGGATGGGGGCAACAGCATATTTTAAGCATATCTACGGGTACTAGATTGTATACTTCCTTCATCAATGAATCGAATGAAGTAGAAGTACAATATTCTGCCGATGGTGGGGGTACGTGGACACCCGATACTTCTTTTGCAGAAACATCTCCATACTTCATCAGTATGTGTCGCTCTGAGTTAGACGACATATTTGTCTCTTACGTTGCTAACGCTACAGGTACCAGAACTATGAAAGTTAAGAAAAGAGATCATACTTCAGGAGCATGGAGTGAAGTACTTAGTGGTACACAAGGAGGCACTTACCCACCACACCCACTCATCACCTATAACAGAGTACTAAATAGACTGCATTATTTCTGGCTATATGATACAGGAGTATACGTTTTTATAGAGAACAAATATTCAGACAACTATGGTTCTACATGGACGAGTGGTACTTTACGTACTCAGCATTCTGGTTTAGTAGATCATAAACTTTATGGAATAGATACCCATCCAGTAACGGGAAAAGTATATCTATTTTTACATACTACTAACTCTCTCTATTTTGTAGTAGAAAAATTTTCACCTGTAGGAGTTTGGGAAATTAGAGATCAAGCTGGACCAGATGCCATTACAAAAGCGGGCAGCTTTGTAATTGATTCACTAGGAAATAACATTATATTTTATTCTAGGCTACAGGGAAGTAATTACTATTTAACTATATTAAAAGCGGGTGTATCCCAATCAGAAGTAGTTTATGGATCAACAAAAACAATTTTAGAGGGAGCATGCGCAGTTGGAATAGACGGTTCTAACAACATTTACGCCTTCTATACTAAAACAGATAACAAACTCTACTATAAGAGTACGCTTAATGGATATGTTGAAGCTGCGTTAACTGTTAATAATGGCGTACGAGCTAGTTGCGAGCAAAGATCATTACCTGCGTCTACAAAACTTAATTACATTTTTAGTAGTAACGTATAAGAGAGCGAGCGAGATTTATGGCTGAAATACTTTACCAGGATTTTTTAGTAGTCGTAGAGGGAGATCATAAACTCTACTCAGATTATCTTCCACCTCCAGTAGCTCACTCTATTAATTCGGATGCTCGTATATGGTCTCAACCTACAAACAGTATATCATGTGATGCTAAAATAATAGGTAGAACTCAAGAGACTATAGATTCCGATGCTCATATTAAAGGAGTAAACAGCAATTCAATAGATATGTCTGGGCATATTTACGGAACGTATAGCCAAGATATTTCTTCGGATGCAAACATATCTAATAGACAGACTGAAGATATTGATTTGGATGCATGGATAAATAACAAATCCATAACTATGGACGCATTAATATATGTACCTACCAACAAATCAATTAATATGGATGGAGTAATTAGTGATTGTGTAGGTGGAGAAGATTTCTTAGATGATTACGTAGAAGTAGATCCTTCTGGTAGAGTTACTCTAACTCATCAAAAAACAATTTGGGCTACAACATCAACACAAAATGAATTCGTATATAGAGATTTTGGAGTAGACTACTTTAAGGGTTGTTTCGAATTTTGGGTAGAAGCTAAAGTAGATACCAACCTCCAATATATTCAAACAACACTTGTATCTTTATCAAATACTGTCGATCATTTTAGCGATTGTATTGATGCATTAGGAGTTTATTTAGGTGCAGGAATTTCTTACAGCGGCAGTAATCCGCCTATTACAATTAAAGAACGTTACCAAGGAAAAGAATATAGTGTTACTTGGCAGATGAATCAATCTTGGGTAGGGATACCTTACTATTACAAAATTATTAGAGATGAGAGTGTAGGATTTTACGGACAAGGACAATTAAGTTTGCAAATTTATAGCGATTATGCTATGTCAGTATTAGTACATACATTAACTTTAGATTTACATAAAGCAGTTGATTATAGATACCTTTTTAGTTTGCAACCTTATGCTAGTGCAACTTCTGGAGGATGCAGTGGATATATAAAATGCCTTAAATTATCTCCTACAACATTATTGCCTTCAGAGCACTTACCTCAAACTGCTGGTATATGGGAAGATGGATTAGAAGATCTTTCAACTTATTGGAAAGTAGATCCAAACAACAGATGGTATCAACATAAACTATGCGTAGAAACTTTTTATTGTCCTACTACTGATGATTCTTACGTCTACAAAGATTTTGGAGTAGGATATTTTAGTAGTTACTCAATAGACTTCAATTTTTATATAGACGATTTATTGAGTTGTAGAAATGATTATCCTGCATTAGGATTGTGGGCTGTTACAAATTCGCCTGGTTCTTATTCTGATATGCTAGCAGGACATATGTTGACAATTTGGTGGCCAGAAGCTGGAGTACTACAATTAAGAGATAAGGGGACAGGCCTTTACGCTAATTCCGCTCAAGGATTTTTAACAAGTCGTACTACATATTATGTACACATGGTTCGAAATGGTTTAGCAAATTTACGCTGTTATTTATATCACTCTGCTGAAGATAGACGAAGTGGTTCAAATCTATGGTTGATGTTAGAAGTAAATGGATGTCAGACTACATTATGGCAATATATGCAGATAGGATTTACTCCAGAAAAAGCTACTTATTCTGATCCACCTTCTCATGTTAGTATAGAGGCAGTAAAAGTAAATCCTTCTGGAAATTTTGGAACTAGATTATGGGATACCGATAGAACTTTAGTAGGGAATACCACCTTCATAGATTCTTCAAATAATATACACACTGCATATTATTCAAAAGTATTTTCTAGTACTAGTTACGATTTACGTTATGCAGTTTCTACTGATGGAGGAGTTACATTTACAAACGGTGAAGGAGGTTCTAGTGGATCTTATAAAACACTTCTTACATCTACTCAACCTTGGTCTGCTCCTTCAATAGTAGTAGATTCTACTGGAAAGATATTTGTATTTTTTATCAATTACGCACAAGAATTGTACTTCCTTAAAAAATCAGGTACTTGGGATGCTGCTGTAAAAATTCATAGTTCACAAAAGAAGGTAAGAGCTGAAGTTGATAGTAACGACAATATAATTGTAGCGTCTTGTGGAGATAGTGTTGGATCAAACTTTTTAGCAGTACATACTAGTTCCGATTCAGGAGCTTCTTGGGTAGAGAATATTGATAGTAGTACACAAACAGCTTACGTAGATATGTGTCCCAGTAACGACACTAATATGTGGATATTGCATCACAATAGTTCTTCATTCGCAGTACATAAATTAAGTCGTTCTACATGGCCATATGTATGGACACTAGAGGCAGAAGAAAATACTGGAAGTGTTTACAATATAGATAGTATGGCTATTTCTTGTGATAAGACTTCAGAGACTGTTTGGTTATTTAGAGCAGTACAACTATCAGACGTTGAAGTTTGGTCACTACAATATTGTAAACGAGTCGCAGGAGTCTGGGATACTTCTTGGACTACCATAGAAGAAAACACTGATGGATATTACGAAAATCTCACCGCAGTTAGAGCAGATGATGATAGAATATTTTTGATGTTTGGAGTTAATGGAACTAATATAATCTACTACATTCCGTACGACAATGGATCATGGCATTCTAGAAGAGAGACTCAATTAGTAGGAAATTACGGATCTATACAGCAACCCAGATTAAAAGCTCTAGCAGAGAAATGTTTTTATTCTTACGTTCACGCATACGATGAAGGTTATTACATTAATTCTTTTGATTGCAACTACCAATTGGAATCCATAACTTCGGGAGGACATATCAAAGCGGTTGCTTCTGCTGATATTAATTCTGCCGCTAGCATATGTACTACTAGAGGAATTTACGACATAGGTATGGCAGCAATCTTAAAAGGAACTCATATAGAATTGGTATCTCAAGATGCTTTAATTATGAGAAGAGAGCATTCTGATATTCAAAATGATTGCACGATACGCGGATGGAAAGATTTCGAAGGAAGAGCGCGTCTTCAAAATAGTAGTCAGCAAGACTTTGAGACTCAATTTAAAGTTGACCAACCCATTCCAATAGTTCCAACACTCCTAGAAGGAGAAGATGTAGGTACAGGTGACGCAGTTTATTTACATTGGACGGATATGAGTAATTACGGATATAACATTTATAAGAAAGTAGGAGTGACTTGGGAGAAGCAAAATACAGCAGGAATTCATAGATTATTAAATTTCACAGCAGGTTCATTAACTGAAGGAGTTCCTTATACATTCACAGTAAGAGGTTGTAACGGTGTTGGAGATGAGAGTGTAAATTCAAACGAAGTTATCATTACACCTACATTTCAAAAAGATAGAACACCCTCATACAAAATTTATATTAACGGAAGTTGGAGACAGGATGCAATTCTAAAACAAGTAGAGTTAGTATACGGTCCATCCTTTTCATCGGCCACTTTTGAGCTATTAAAACCTGTTGCAAGTGCACCTAGCGAAAGCGATACTATTTACGTAGAGATAAACAACAAGAGAGTCTTTACGGGAACTATTGTAACAAAGGACGACACATTAGAAGCGCAAAATCAATCCATAACTTATACTGCTGTTTGCGATCTATGGAAGTATACTTGGGATGTATGTGGACGTGACTTTAATACTACAGAAGATCAAGAAGCTGGATGGTATTGGTTTACTCAAGGAATTACTAACGCCATAGGAGTTCCTGGAGCGCCTATAAATAATTTTCCAGGTTCAGTAAGCATCAAGGATTCTACTAAATTAGACGCAATGGTTACCATTTTAGGATATTGTGGCAACTATAAAATTTATACTGATCCATACGGAAATGTCAGTTATTATCATATTGGTACTGGTTCAAACAGAACCCTAGAAGTTGGAAAACAAATTTTAGCTCAAAACATACGTACAGATATTTCAGATAAGGTTGACCAGGTTACTGTAATCAGAGAATGGTCTTATAGAGACGAACACTCTTTCTTTAGAACAAATTTAGACTTGGTATTATCACCTTCCAAACCAGGATATTATTACGTGGGATCTTGTTCAGGATATAGAATTGGTGATGTACGATTAGACGCTCAAGTAAGACCAGCTCCAGTAATTGAGTATTCAAATATAGAAGTGTTGCCAGGTCATTGTAGACCAAATGCTTCTGGTTCTTCTCCACTAACTACTTGGGTTGATGGTAGTACTACACCTAAAGCAGTTGTAAAAACTATAACACCCGCTACTGAAAATTGGCAAGGCGTAAGTGCAGAAATAGTCTACAAAAATAGAGATTTAGCAGAAGTATATATTCCTTATGGAACTCAACTAGTAACAGATAAAATTAACACGCACACATATATTGCCACATTTTATACTAAGGATGGAGTAGCGGTAGAAGAGACTGTAGAAGTTGCTGACGATATAGGATTTAATCCAGCGTTATTAAGAGTTACATATTCTGTAGAAAATAAAGTTTATCAGCAAAATAGTTTGGGTAGTGGTCCAATAAAAAGAACCTTCCATGACGATAATATTGATTCTGATATTGCTAGTAGAGCCAACGCCGAATACGAGAAACTAAGCAAGCCTACTAGTGGTGGAGAAATTTTAATACTTGGTGACGAAACTATCGATTTAAGAACTAGAGTTAATGGATATGACGTAATGAGAGTTACTCACGACTTCGGAGAAGGATTTACTACTAGAATTAATTTAACGAACGAACCTTACTATAGAGGCGTTTTAAATAATGCACGTCAACAAGAGCAAAACAAGACTAAAGAAAAAGCAAAAGATACTCGCACCACTCTTTTCATACAATACTTATCTGATAAGAAAGAAAGCTTTCTTTCAGGACTGTTGGGGGAGGATCCTAATGCACCAAAGAAAAATCCTAAAGAAAATTTAGGTACTTCTTCATATAGTGATTAAGGAGCAGCATGTCCGATAGATGTCCAATATGTCATAGCTTATTTATTAATCCAGCAACTGGTCATAGAATGTGGACGGATGATCCAATTTTAACTATTCGTGGACAAGCGGGTGCGGAGTATAAAGGAAACACACCAGTAAGGATGCTCCACTTAAATGAAGTACGCAACAGAATTAATGAACTAGAAATTAATTTAGCTCTTCCCACAACTACGTGGAAAGAAGAAATTGAAAAAACAAAACCAGTAAGATTCTACCATATATTGGAAGCAAGAAAAGCAATAGAGAATATCTTGACTGCTTCCAACATGACCCTATATGACTATTTGAATTATGACGAAGAAGGAAATAAAATTTCTGGATCTGAAAAAACAATTTGGACAGATCCAATACTCAATAGTAGAGTACCTGTTAGAGCTATACACATAGAAGAATTAAGATGTCCCTTAAGAGTAAGCCTACCTTGCGAGATTTGGAATAGAGGATCAGATCCAGCAAGTTCAATACAGATTACAAACCTATTAGTTGCGGGTTGGTGCGATAGAGGAACTGTCAGTTGTTTTTCTGGACAAGGGGTACCTTGGGATGTATTTATAGAGGATGATAATTGCTGCTTAAAAGGACATAAGTATAACGACATATCATATAAGGTACCCGAAAAAGGTTGGTGCTATTCATTTCACGGAGATTGCATTATTGATTATTGGAATGCTGGAAAATTTCGAAGAGGAGTTAACTGCCACGAAATTTATAGACTTAACACTACATATAGAGTGGACATATTAGTAAAACCTCTAACGTCAGTTCGAACTCAACGCCTTTTAGATATGGGAAATTTTCGAATGGTTGAATTAACTTCAGATCCTACGTTAGTAGATGAGACATACGGGTATCCATGTCTTCTTGATATTTCTGACATGTCGTATATTGCTCAACCAAAAATAAAATCAGCAGGATTTTTAGAAGATGCAATACTTACAGGAAATAGTTGTGAATTAACTAAACTCGTTTATAGCGGAGATAAGGTAGCATGGAAAAAAACTCAAAACGCTACTACTCAGAGGTCAATAGGAATTGAGGATCACTTTCATTCTAGAAATATTGATTATTGGGGCGCGTATATTGAGCCTCCTTTAGAACCTTGTGCAGTAGAAAAAATGGGTGGAGATAAACAATTTGTATCTTCTTCAATACAAGGAATTAAATCAACAAATTCGCATTCAATATACGTTCCTGAAGATTGGTGTCTTAAAGCTACCGATACTATAGCACAAAGAAAACAAAAACTTAAACCACATAAAATTAGAAAAGAATTTGAGTGGACGATGACTCAAAATAATGTAAAGTGGAATGTTAATTTATCAGGTATGCAATCCATATTAGGAATACCTACTACAGTAAATGATCCTTTTGATGACGCTGATTTTCAAGTTTGGTTTGGAGCAATTCATACTTATTCTGTGGGTAAAGCGACAGAAGGACATTTTCTTTTAGCAAAGGATGATGGAGTAGAATTTGTAGCAAAAGATAAAGATACTACTACCTTAGACATATTTTTAGATACTACAAACTTAATTGTTCCTGCTTCTGATGTTATAGATATTTCTGTTAAGTTGACAATTAATGGAATAGAGTGGTTTAGAGTAGATGATTTAACTCCTTTTTCAAATACTGATCATGTCTTTAAATGTGTTGGTGGTGTAATTACTTTTGCTGGGGGATTATTGGGAAATAGAAAAGGAGTAGCTACAAATGCAACACTAGACTACTATTATAATCCAGTTCCGTTTAAATTTTACGCCAGTGGAAATATAGTAGTAACAGCACCCCAAAGTACTAAAGTATATATGATGCTAAACTACTACAACGTACCTTACTCGTATTTAGAATACAGAAGTCCTATCAACTATTATTTGATGGAATTTTTATGGCCTGATAGATACTATTTGCGTACTTTGAGATCTGTGCATACTGGACCTGGACCCGCTCCCGGAGCTAGCGGACCATTCGATTCTCAACTTTGTCTTCCATATGTAGCAACTGCATTACGACCTATGGCTATTAAAGATGAGGAGTATTCTTAATTAAAGTTTTACTAATAACATCTGTTTTTATATTAGGAGGAAAGAAATGATTTATAAATTTTCAGTAGGAAAAGCAACTCTAACATCTCTACAAACTGGTTACGTGAAAGTAGTTGACGTAGCTACTTCCATAGAGTTTAATTATGACATGACTACTATAAAGGAAGTAGGACCCGATGGAATACCTACTGATGAGATTAAGGATGAAGAGAAAATCACTCTTTCTTTTGAATTTACTGATGACGTAGATACTGCTTTAATCGCAGGACAGACGTATGACATAGTTTTAACTCCTGGAGTAGAAGGAGGAGGAATATCTCTATCGTTAGAGAATTGTCGTCTAACAAATTATAATGTACGTACCTCTCAAAACAATTTCGTAGCAATACGAGTAAGCTTTTCAAAAGTAGGTCCTATAGATTCAGGAACAGCTACAAAACAGCAAATTGCTTTTGGTGGAGTAGCCTTAGGCGATTCTGCTTATCTAGTTCCTTCATATCAAGGAAACGTTATCAATAGAATTATCCCTACTGCGTTAGGAACAATCTTTCAAACGACTGGACAAACTGGTGGAGGATTAACAACCATAAAAGTAAAAGCCAGAGTCAAAAAATCTACCCGCTTAGAATTAGAGCAATACGTAACAAACCTATTTAGTATACTGAGTACAAGTAAAGCCAGTCTAGTAGTTTCTCAAGGAGTAACCTCTTATACTTTAACAAACTGCATTTACGTAAATGGTAGTATGCATGACATATATAAAAATTACGTAGAGATGGAATTCGAATTCCAACGTTCTTCCTATTAATCAGCAGTCTTCCACAGCGTTTCTATATATAAAATAACCACTTCCGCACTATATCCACATCTATAAGCAGTCCAAAATTATCATCCTTTAAAACCAATTATTTTTATTTTTGCTCTTGATTTTTTGAAAGAAGTAACATATAATTATATTGTAGAGAAGAAAGAGTAAACAAAGGAGAACTCAAATGAACAAGCAAATTAAGAAAGAAAAAGAGAAGTCATTATACGCTTGGACGTGGGGTGGAGATGGATATAATCAGACTTACGCTTATTCGAAAGCGGAGGCGTTAGCAAATGCAAAAAAATGTAGTGAGGAATTGTTTCCTACTATAGCAAATTTTAGGAAGGTAGGAGTGAGTGGATCTAAAGCAGTGGAAACGTTTTGGAAACAATATCCAATAATGGTTTGTCTGGTATGCGAAGGGAAAGAACTACATAGAACTTACTAGAAAGTTTAGGTTCTATTGGTTTTACGATCAGTGGAATAATTTAGAGGTTGCAGTCGGCTTTCTCCGAGCAGGAATTGGTAGCAAGACTTTAAAAGAAGCAAAAGAGATAGTGGGGTGGTAAATGAAGTGTCAATTTGAGCATCACGAAGAGTACGGAAAAGAACTTACGTGTGAAAAATGTAGAGGTCCGTTAACGTGTGGACCATTTATGCATTCTTGTGAAAAATGCAATCCAGAGGATTTTAAACCTTGTAGAGTATGCGGTGCACGAGTAATAGATTGCTGTTGCTGAGTGATAATTTATAAGAGGAGTCATAATTGAGCAGGCATCAAAATATAACGAATCTCGCTATCAAAAAAGCTAAGCAAAGCGATTGTAGATATAAAGTATCTGCAATTGGCTTTAACCATAAAGGCGATTTGATAGGAACTGCAGTAAACCAACATAGAATATCCAAACCTGGATGCAGTATACACGCAGAAATAGCTTTAATCAAAAAGTGCGGAAGAAAACTACGTACCATCATTATTTGTAGAACAAATAAAAGTGGAGACATTCTACCTATTCATGCTTGTAGGACTTGTTCAATGATGGCAGAACGTTACGGGATACGCATTTACCCCTTAGAAATAAAGGAGACTGAAAATGAAAGGCACTTGTAAAACTTGCTTAGAAATGCAGAAGACACTAAAAGATTATTGCTGTCCAATATGCTCATTAGGAATTAAATTATCAGACGACAACGTAATTGTGGATCCTTTTACAAAAACAGTACATATAGATTTATCAGATCCCAATCACCCTTTTTGGACGGGCAAAAAATAATTTTATTTTCCTCTTGATTTTTTAAGGTTTGTAACATATAATTATATTGAGGAAGAAATAAGGAGACTACAATGAGAGTACACGTAGATAATATATCAGGTGACTTTAGAGTAGTAGCAGACGCAGGAGAAGATATTCAAGATTTAGCGGCTGCTGTATTACTATCAAGTTATTTTGATTGTAGTCACGTAGGGATTAATAGACTACGTTTACAAGGATACGGAAGTAAGATTACCAAAGAAGTGATGTTAAAACTTTTGGATGTAGAAAACAACATAGTCTACTTAGATTACATATTTGACTTTAAATGCACTACGCGATTAGAAGTTAAAGATGATGAGATAGTAGGAAATATTTCTCCAGAGAGATTACCAATAGGAATTTTATCATACTCTCAAAATTTTGTAGAGAAATTAAAGGATTTCGAGATAACTGTGACAGGAGTATAAAAAATAATTTTGATGGTATTGTTAACTATAGTTATTTCAACAGGTTATAATAAAAAATATTTTTGTAACCCACTTGTATTTTCTCCTAAAGTATCATATAATATATATGAGGAAGAGAAAAGGAGAAACTAAAATGAACCTATACGAAGCAGAGTTAAAAATCAAGTCGTTAATGATTAAACATAACTTAACGGGTTGGAGATTTCATTTTGATATAGCTAGAAGTAGATTTGGAAGGTGTAACTACTATACTAAGACTATTACGCTTTCAAAATACTTGACAGAGCTAAACGATGAAGAAAGAGTTACTGATACTATGCTTCACGAGATTGCTCACGCGTTAGTACATACTAGATATGGAACGAGAGGACATAGTCATACTTGGAAAGCTGTCTGTAATGAAATAGGTTGTTCAGGTAGACGAACGTATAATTTAACTAACACTCTCACACCCCCTTCACGATACGTATTTGAGTGTCCCAAGTGCTTAAGAACAGTACACGTAAATAGATTTCTCAATTCTGCTTGTGGAAAATGTTGTAGAGATTACAATGGTGGGAAGTTTACTTCAGAGTACAAATTTCGAGTAAAGGAACGCAATTAAAATACTATCTAGGAGAGAGTATGAAACAAATTAGACCTATGTCTGCAAATGCAACTCCCAAAAACAAACTAGAGGAACTTTATTTGGATCCTAATTATATAGGAGAGCGTAAGTTTGATGGTTCTCGATACGCACTGCAAATTGCTGACGATGGAATCTTCTTTACTAGTAGGAAGGAATCAGTTAAAGGAGGAATGGTAGACAAAACAAAAAACGTTCCTCAAATAGTAGAGGAGATGAAAAAGCTTCCAGTAGGAACTATTCTAGATGGAGAAGTAGATGTAAGAGAAAACGTTCGCAATTTTAAATTTGTACAGTCAGTAATGGGTTCCTTGCCAGAGAGAGCACTACAATTACAAGAAGCAAAAGAGAAGTTAGTATATAAGGTTTTCGATATTTTAGAGTTTGCAGGAGAAAATTTACGGGATAAAACGTTATTAGAACGACGATCGATTCTCGAGCAACATATTTCTAAGGACAAATTTTGCTATTTAGTTCTAGTAGAGCAGTTTATAAATAAAAAAGAATTATATAATGAGGAGATAAGTAGAGGACAAGAAGGCATAATGTTAAAGAACCTTCAGTCTATTTACGTAGAAGATAAGTCGCCTTGCAAAACGTGGTATAAGGTTAAAGCTCATGAGACTTACGATGGAGTTGTATTAGGATACAAATTTGGAACTCTTGGAAGTAAGTACGAAAAAGATTTAGGTACTCTGACTGTACACCAATACGTAGACGGTCAATTAATTCACGTTTCTGACGTAGGAGGTTTAACAGTACAAGAACGTAAAGAGTTTAAAGAGCGATTAGATCGAGGAGAAAAATTCATAGTTGAGTTTGACGCGTATGGTAAGTTTGAAGACACACATAGATACAGACATCCAAGTTTTGTAAGAGAACGAACTGATAAAAATGAAAAAGATTGTAAGTATTAATTTATTTTAAAATCACCCTTGATTTTTTAGCAATTGTAACATATAATTATATTGAGGAGATAAAAGAGATGTCAAACTTATATGAACACCGCTGTAAAGTTTGCGACGCAATAGCACCCGAAGGACAAGAACTTTGTACCTTCTGCCAAGCACTAAAAGATCAACCTTCAAAAAAGGAAGTGAAAAAGAAAGTAGTTAAGAAAAAGGAATCTTTACCCAACACTATAAAATTAACGTGTACTGTATGTAAGAAGGAGTACGAGGTGAGAGCTTCTCACAAGGAACTCTATACGGAAGAAGTAAAAGCAAAATGGGTATGCATTAGATGCTCATTTAAGAAAGAGGATCACAAATGAATACGTTAATAGAGACGATTAAGGATAGTGTACGCAAAAAGTTAACGACTCAAAATTTATCGGGAGCACTTTTACATCTCGATGAGTTAATGCATACTCACAGAATTACAACCACCCAACATAAAGAGTTACAGGATTGGGTTTTAACAATTAAGGATAAAAAGTTTGAGTTTTTAATGAGTGTAGGAGGAATACGTAAGTACAAATGTTTTGGATGTGGTCACGTAATTAATATTCCCCAATACCAGTTAATGGTAAAGTGTATGTATTGTGGACACTGCTAATTGAGAGATAATATAAAAAGGAGATACTGTGAGTACTCAAGCTTTAGCACTTCAGACGTTAGTACTTAAATATAAGGAAACGCAAAATCACATCTTAAAGGGTGAAATAATTAAGATGTTGAAACCGTTCATAATGAAGCATTCTGTACGTCTCTCTAAACTTTTACCTTTAGAGTTTGACGATATTCAGCAAGAAGTAGTTATTGCAATTCTGAAGAGATTGGAGACGTACAATACTCCAAAAGGAAGTTTTCTTTCATATTTAATAAACACTTTCAAAGGAGATCCCACTGATACACTTCAAACGTTCGTATGTAAGAAACGTGGTGGAGATGGAAAGAATCACTATATGATTCCACAATCGTTACAAGAAGTTCTCAACGGAAGTGAGGATTCAGAAACAACTCTAGAAGATACAATTGAAGATAGTAGTGACACTAGTGCATCAATCAACTACTCATTAATGGCGGATCTACGTAAAGGACTTACTGAAGGAGATGAGCAGAAAATATTTGATCTCATCTATGAAAACCCTAATATCAGTACACAGAAAATTTCTAGTATTCTTCATTTAGCAGTGGAGAGAGTAGACGTCATTAGACAGCAGATAAAAGAGAAATGCAAAAAGATGATGGGAATGTAAAGGAGAAAAATGTCATACGAATCTAAGCACGCAAATGCAAAAGCGAAGTTGGATAAGATGTATAGTGAACTAGATGAGCGCTGTGGTTTTAAGGATGCAGTAAAAAAGAAAGAACTTGAGGAGAAAAAGAACTCTCAGCATCAACCTCAAATACCCACCATATGTAAGACTTGCAATTGCCGCGCGTATAGATGTTGGAATGGATATAAGAGTAAAGGAATCTGTAGAGAGTTATCGTGTCAAGTTTATAGTGAAGATACAGCAGAAAAGAAAAGGTTGGAAGAGATTGCTGCCACGTTAAATAAGTTAGCAGGAATCGAACCTACAGAGTAATGAACAAAATAATTTTTGCGTTGAGTATTTTAGGCCTAGAAAAAACTGAGCATCACGTATGCAACCTTTTATTGGATTTGGTTACCAATGTACAATATGGAGAAGTTCCTGGCAAAAATTTAAGGGGACTACTCGAATTAACAAAAGAGAAATTATTCGATGCTCTTGAAAAATTACAGACCTTAAATGTGATTAAGTACGTCAGAGAACCTCTTCCAGATTCGGTATACATTAAAGCGGGCGAGGGCTTTTACATGTTTAATAGTCAATATAAAACGTGGAGACCGACAGAATCTTCTCTATTTTATAAAATTTGCAAACAATTGGGACATAGATTTACTGAAGAGAGCTATTTATATATTTTAGACAACTATAATATACGAGATGCAGTAGAAGCACAAAAAAGTAATACAGAGGAAAGATTGATTCCATACCAACTATATGATATATTTTGCGAAAGATATAAAACAACCTTCCACAGAGAGTATCGCTCTACAAACACCAATAGAGATCTGGCGTACATGAAGAAAGTATTATTTGAATGCAGCATGAAGAATTTAAAAGATTCTCAGATAAGAGAGTTTTTAGATTGGTCGTTCAGAGTAAAGACTAGAGATTTTAAGGGAGAGTTTTTGGTAGGTTTTCTTCCTCTATGCTTGAAGGATTATTTAGCTAGCACTCTAGTTGAAAAAACGAATTCAAAATTTATTAAAGATGAGGATGGGAGACTTAAACTAAAATGAGAGTAAAAAATCTCAACGTAGTAGTAGAAGCATTAAAACTAAAATTACGTGACTACTTAGAAGAACATGGTACCCAATTTTCTAGAACTCACTTTACGTGTCCTAACAGACGCATGCATAAGAATGGAGATAATAAACCTTCATGCGGATTCTATCCAGACGATCAGCACTTTCATTGCTTCACATGTAATTCTTCTGGTGACATATTTAACGCGGCTTCTTACTTAGAAGGCATGTCTATAGAAGGACCCGAATTTATAGATGCTGTAGTAGAATTAGCTAAGCGTTACGAGATTCCAGTAGAGGTAGAAGAAGATGTAATGGACGCAGAAAATAGAAAACTTCATAAAATGCTCGAGTTAATTCGAGACGTCTGCCATAAGACATATCAGTCCACAGAAGCAGCAAAAAATTATGTAGCAGCTAGAAAATTAACTGAAGTAGAAGAAATAGCAAAATTTGGATATTGTAATTACGATAAATTAAAAGGATTTTTAGCAAGTAAAGGATATGATGAAAAAGATTTAGAACAGGCGGGATTATTCAATTTATTAATGAACGAGCGTTTACTCATACCTATTTATAATGAACACAACAAGTTAGTAGCTTTCTGCAGCAGACGCATAGCAGAAGATTCTACTGAGAGATATTACAACTCTTCTACGTGTCAAATTTATAAAAAACAACTAGTACTCTATAATTTGAATATTGCGAAACAATACGAAACTGTCATGATAGTTGAAGGACATATGAATGTATTGACGTTACTTAAACATAAAGTGAATAATGTAGTGGCGTTAGGGGGAACCTCCATATCTGAGGACCATATTAGACAGTTAGTCAAGTATGGTGTTAAAAGAGTAGTTTTATGTTTGGACAGTGATGATGCAGGAAAACAGGCTCAAAAAGAACTTATAAAATTGTTAACCCCCATTACAGAAATTACCACTACATTAATAGAATTAGTTGATGCTAAAGATCCTGATGAGTTTATTAATAAATTTGGTATAGAAAAATTTAATGAATTGAAAGTCAAGAACGTCTTTGATTTTAAGCTAGAAAGATATATTTCTTCTTCTGGGGATAAAGATTTAAAAGAGGATTTATTAGAGTATATTGCATCTGAACCCAGTTTTATGGAAAAAGAGCAAATGTGTAAAAAGTTAGCAAAAGCAGCTAACGTTCGTCAGGAAACAGCTTTCAATGAAGTTGAGATTATAGAGAAGAAAAAATTAGGTGACTGCGAAGTTACTACTTCCGACATAGTATCTGAAACAGGTGCTTTATTAAAAGAAGTTTTAATGTTTGAGAATTGGGCTTGGAGTAGGGGAAAACTTTTGGGATTAAATGTAGCACAATATCCAATTATGACTGAAAAGTTAGATGGGATTCAAAATAAACTCTACGTAATTGCTGCAGAAGAAAATACAGGTAAATCTGCGTTAGCCGGTTCGTTGATGTTAAACCTTGCTATATCTAACCCAAGAGATTGTTTCGTATTATACTTCGGTTTAGACGTTGATAATAAGACGTTAGTAGCGCGTATGGGATCAAGTTTATCTGGACTACCAATTAATACTTTTAGCAATCCAAAATATAAGATTACTGAAAACGAAGGATGCTACAATAAAGATGAACTACTCAAAAAGAGAGAAGACGCTATAAATATTTTAAGAGGTCTTTCTGATTCGCTAGCAATTAAGGATGAAAAAACAGTACGTTCAGTAGAAGATATGGAACGAATGATTAAATTATATCAACGAAAGTATCCAGAGAAGCAGTTAGTAATATTCGTAGATAGTTTAAATCAGATGCATACGAACGTCAAAAAAGAAACCAGAGATATCTACATGTATATTTCTGGAAAATTAAAAGAGTGGACAATTAAATTTGACGTTCCAGTTATTGCAATATCTGAGTTGAGAAAACTTAATCATCCCGGAGCGCGTCCTACGAATGATGATATTAAAGAAGTATCCGATTTAAAATATGACGCCGATGCAACCATACTAATTTATAACGAATTGCACTCTCGTAGAGAAACTACTGAACGAACATTTACTGGACCAAATAATATGATTTACCCCATAGTTGAACTCATATTTTTTAAGAATAAAACTAGCGGATTTAAAGGAAACTTCTACTACAAGTTTTATACTGATATTGGGAAGTTCGAAGAATGCACTTTAGACGAAATGCGAAGGTATTGGAACCAATGAAGATAGTAATAGGAATAGTGATCGTTTTAATTGTTGGAGTAGCTTTCCTTATTCCAAAATTATTTACGCGAGAAGAGCCTAAAGATAATTTTGATAAACCTCACTCAGAATATCCATATGTACTAAAAGGAGTACTTTATACAAAAACAACCCAGATTAGTATGAGTATTATAGAATATGTAGAACTGGTCCAATCAAAATATGAGAGATACATAATCATCCACTATCAATATAGCGACAGTAAATTTCATTCAGGAATGCTTACAATGACTGAAGAGAATTACTTAAAGGTCAGACAAGAATTTTTATCTAGAAATATTGCCGAAGTAAAGACGGCATAAGAGTTATAATATTAGTAGGAGGAAGTTAAGATGGAATGTCCACGAAAAGATATGGAAAGCGATTATCCAGTAGAAAATTTTAGCGAACACGGAAGTGAGTGTAAACGCTGTACTAGTTATAGAAATTGCTTATTCTATAGTCAAAAAGCAGAAGAGGAGAAAATCGTGGATTCTGAAAAGAGAATACCTATTTATAAAACTGCTGAGTATCAGGAAAGACAAACAACTTTCTTTAGAAGTCCCAAACTTACAGCAGATGACGTAGCTGATTTTAAGATCGATTTAAACACCAAGAACATCATAAAGGAGTTAGAGAATGAAAATTCACACAGAAATAAAAATCGACGCAGCTCATAAACTTCCCAACTACGTAGGTAAGTGTCATAACCTACATGGACACACTTGGAAGATTGTAGTAGAAATCGATGCAGACGAGTTAGACAAAAACGAGTTTGTAGTAGACTTCACCAAAGTGAAAGAAGTCGTTAACCAACTCGACCACGCATACATAAATGACTTCGTGGAGAATCCTACTGCAGAAAATATTGCTGTTTACCTAGCTAATCAAATCAAAAAGTTAGGTGACGTCTGGGAAGAATCTACTCCAGATAAAATAGTGAATAGGTTTAATTCGGTCACTATTAAAGTTTACGAAGCAGCAGAAAGTTTCGCTGAAGTAACTATTTGACAGGAAAAACTCAGACCAGTTAGGTCACTCAAATAAACGTTCCTTCAGCTCAAAGGTTATTCAGCGAATATATTTAGGAGGGAATAGTGCGAGGTAGATATAGTTGGAGGCAGTTCGAAGAAGACTGCAAAGTACTTACAAAGAAGATCAAACGTAGTAAGTTTCAGCCAAAAACTATAGTTGCATTAGCTCGTGGTGGATTAACATTAGGAGTAAAACTTTCGCACAGTTTACATACTCCATTAATGATAGTCTCTGCAAAAACATATAATGGTGAAAAACAATCTTTAAATACAGTACTTTTAAATTCAAGTTATACTGTACCTCTTCAATCTCCAATCCTTATTCTAGATGAAATAGCCGATAGTGGAAAAACTTTAGCTGTAGTAATGGACCATTTTAAGAGTTTGGGAGTAATAGTAAAAACAGCTACAATACTCTATAAGAAGCATTCAGTAACAAAGCCAGACTATTATATAAAGGAAGTAGAAAACGAGAAGTGGATTGAGTTTCCCTGGGAGGCTTAATGAATAAAAATACCCTGGTAGAAGAATTTTTAAAGTTAGATGAAGAATTAGAAAAAGAATCTAAAGAAGATATCCAACATGATGACGTAAAACTTCATAGATTCTTTAATCTAATAGGTACTCCAGAAGTTCAAAATTATTTAGGAGATGAGTATCATAAAGATGGAGGACAATTTTATATAGGAGATAAAGTACGTTCCATTAAAATTCACCAAACAGGTTGGGAAGAAGCAATCGTAGTTAAATACTCCGGACGTCCTCTTATTATTGTTAAACCATTTAATTATTTTACAGATCCAAACTCTACCTGTGTAGCAAATGAAGAAGAAATAGAAAGAGTAAAATGAAAAATTATCAAATAGTAACTGATCCAATTCTTTTGAAGGGAAAATATTTTGAAATAATAGATGGAAAATTTTTCGATAGATGTGCTATGATTACGCATGCCTTTTTTGCATATTCCAATCCTAAAATGCTAGTTATTAGGTGCTACCCAGATAGATTAATAATGGAGTATGATCTATTACCGAATGAAGAGGGAAAATATAACTTAGAGAGGGTACATGAACATATCAGAGATTTTTGTAGCTCTTCAAGGTGAGGGAAGATTTCAAGGAACTCCTGTACTTTTTATAAGAACGTCAGGATGTACAAGAGCTTGTTCGTGGTGTGATACAAAATATCATACGGAAGGAAAAGAGATTAGCATAGTAGAATTAAAAAGCACTATCAAGAGAATAGTCTGTACAGGAACTACTACAGTTGTATGGACAGGTGGTGAACCTCTAATGCAACTAAAAGAAATTTTAGAAGTTATGAAAAGACTTCCAACAGATATTAAATGGCATTTAGAAACGAATGGTGATTTAATAACTGACGATCACGTTTACAGAACACTATCGAAACATTTTAATTATATTGCAATAAGTCCCAAATGTCTTAAAACTGGTTCAGCAGTTTATAATCTTCGACAAAGGTACGTACCAAATAATGAAGATGCCCTAGTAGATATTAAAGTAGTGACTGATCTAGAAAAAATAAATACGGAGTTAGTATTTTTTGCTACATCTCTAATGCCTTATACTACATATAATAGAGAAGTAGACGACGAAGTACGTAAGAAAGTTTGGATGTATTGTGTAGAACATAATCTACATTATAGTGCGCGTCTTCATACTCTTAATTTTGGTAACAAGAGAGGTGTATAATGATATGTAGAGTGTGTGATCAAGAAATAACTGAGAACGGAACAAAAAAATTAAACATAGACGTTCATGAAGGTTGCAAAGATTTTGTAGTTTATTATGAAAATAAATCTGATATGGATTACGTTCGATGTCACGGAAACGTAATTGATCTTGTTCCATCATTTATTAATGGATGGCTAAAAGGAGTAGGAAAATGTCCTAAGTGTGGAAAATTATATGTAACTGATAGATTTCCAGATAACCCTAAACCACGTAAACTTAAATTGCCAGATCCACCATCGGCAGAAAAGAGATCATCAAATGCAATACAATAAAGGAAAATTACCAGACGTTCAAAAAACGAAAATCAAAGATACTGCTATCTCCAGCGTAGGAGAAGAGAATATTGATTTTCAATTTAAGGTGTATAGAAAAAATCGAAAAGATTTTGTAGCAACCGCAGCTAAAGTAGACGTGTATCATTGGCTACAAGGAAATCGAAAAGGCACCAACATGTCTAGAATTATGGAAGTACTAATGGCTGGAAGAGAAAAGCCACTCGATAAGAAAAATTTAAAATTACTATTAATGGACATGATTACTAGTTTAGAGAGAAAAGAACCAAAAGAGCCTAAAGTTCTAGTAAAGGACGTCTACATAGCTATTCGATTTACATACTTTATGGAGAAGGAGGCACCATATTCAAAAAAGGTAGGATTATTGGGATATGATTGTGCATTTTATGGTAAGTTAATGCGTACTAATAGTCCAGATAAGTTTTTATTTACACATGCTATTGAAGTAAATGTTCCAGTAACTTCTCTGTGTCCATGCTCTAAAGAGATTTCAAAATATGGTGCTCATAACCAAAGGAGTAAAATATCTGTAACTGTACAACTTAAACCAGATCGTACTCTATGGCTAGAAGATCTGATACAGTTAATAGAAAAGCAAGGATCTTGCGAAATCTACTCTCTTCTGAAAAGGGACGATGAGAGAGTAGTTACTGAACGCGCATACGAAAATCCAAACTTCGTAGAAGATATGGTTAGAAAAGCTCGTAGAGCATGCGAAACTTTAAATGAAGTTAAAGCTTTTAAGGTAGGTGTAGTAAATTATGAGAGTATTCATACTCATAACGCTGTAGCACATATGAAACGAATAAGAAAAGGACGTATATGGATATCACCATACAAAAAGGATATACTCTAATGCAGCCCAAACTCATCAATAAGATTTACTTAGCAGGACCTCTTGAAGGGAGAACTGCAAAAGAAAGATTTGCGTGGAGAGATTACGCAACAGATTACTTGAAGGATTATGGTATTGAAACATATATTCCTGGAGAAGATCTAACTCTAAATGACGCTCATTCAATCACAATTTTAGACTATGCCATGATTGATAATTCAGAAGCGTTGTTAGTTAATTTAACTTGTCTTGGTGAGAATACTCCTACCAATACAGGTACACTTATTGAAATAGGTTATGCGAAGAAAGCAGGAAAACTCATTATTGCATACACCAATAGCGAGTGGCAGAGAGAGAACAGATTCTTAAAAGGAACTGTGGATATGATTTTTAATAAATCATTCTTTAATGGAGATCCACTTCAATCTGCATTAGATTACATAGCAAGTTTTAACAAACGAAGGAGGAACGAAAGTGAAGTATAAACATCAGAAAGATTTCAAAAAGTTTATTGGAATGATGCAAACAGGATTAGAGCATGGACAAGAGAAATATGGTGATACTGGACTATTTGGTGACTCTCAACTAGAGATGATTGAAGAAGAATTGCGCGATGTAGCTTCATACGCATATTTACTTTTCTTGAAGATACAGATGCTAAAAAGACGTATGGTTAAGATAACTGACCTAAAAGAGATAACAGGAAAGATCAGTAAAAACAAATTCAAAAAAGGAGTTTAGGATGCGTATCCGAATGGTGTTTGGTGGAATTCTAAAGTTCAAAAAATTAGTTAAGGAAGCAAAGATAACTTATCCAGTAATGCAAAGTGATGTTGGATATGACATGTGCTCAATAGAAGATAAAGTTATTAAACCAAGTACCAGTGAAATAGTTCATACAGGACTGGCTTTTGAGATTCCAGAAGATTATTATGCTCTTGTTAGAACACGTTCTGGATACGGAGTCAAAAACTCTCTTCAACTACATCATGGACTAATTGATCCCGGGTACAGAAACGAAATTACTGTGTGCATTTATAATCATAGTGCGACTGAGTACAGAGTTTCTAAAGGAGATAAAGTTGCTCAACTAGTTATTCTACCACGTATAGTACTACCCCTAAAAGAAGTTTCAGAGTTACATCCTTCAGAACGAAATCTTAAAGGACTAGGATCTACAGGTAGGTAATATGAAATCTAATAAGAAGCTATTTTGGATTTTTGCTTTATCTGCCTCCGTATATTTCACTCAGGGCATAGAGGGTCTCCCAGGACAAGCATTTTTCTACTACCTTAAAGAAACTCTAAAATTTAGTCCATCCACAATCATGTATTTAGGTACCATAACTGGTATCGCTTGGTTGATAAAACCAATTTGGGGATATGTGATGGACGTCTTCAAACTTAAAAAACGTACCTGGATTTTACTAGCACTAGCACTAGACCTTATTATTGCCGCGTTTATAGGTTTATGGGCAATACCAGTAGCTATAATAATTGCATTGATGACTATAAAATCTACTAACGCAGCATTTAGGGATGTAGCCGTTGACGGTATAATGGTAGTAGAAGGACAGAAAAATAATTGCTGTGGACGCATCCAATCAATTCAATGGATGGCAATTTCAATAGCTAGCATTTTAACTGGTATTACAGGAGGATATATTGCTGAGAAGTTTAATTATCAGTTAGGATACCTTCTTCTTATACCCATATTTATTTTAGTCGCAATTCCAGCACTATTCTATAAAGAAAAACCCAAGACTAGAGAAAAATTTAAAGTTGAGAAGATCAAAAAGTTGTTTAAAGATAAGAGGTATTTAATAGGGGGTATATTATTTATGTTCTTTTACTGCTACAGTCCTAGTTTTGGAACACCTCTCCTATTTATACAGAGGGATGAGTTTCATTGGTCTAAACTATTTATAGGAGTATTAGGCACAGTATTATCCGCGTTAGAAATTTTAGGTGCAATTGTTTACTATAAATTTAGCAAGAAGTTGAATGTACGAAAGTGGTTATTGTTTTCAGTTTTTCTAGGAGCCTCTACTACAATGTGTTATCTTTACTACACACCATTCACTGCAATCGTATACGCGGTAGTATTCTGCATAGTAGGTATGTTTATCCACCTCATTCTCTTAGATTATGTTGCTAGAATATGTCCTAAAGGATTAGAGACAACAGCATTCGCGTTGTTATGTAGCGTGATGAATATCGCAGGAACAGTCTCTAGCTTAACAGGAGCAGCTCTTCTTCCAATAGTAGGATTAAAGCCTCTTATAGTAATTTCAGCTCTTACGAGCTTTTTATGTTTGGCGTTCATTAAATACGTTAAGGTGGAGACTACATAAATGGGTCCCATAGAGCAAAAAGCCAGAGAGATTTTAAAAGATTTCGAAGATAAAATAGACCAACCTGCATCCTTATCTGGATTATACCATAAGGGAGAGTCTATGCGGGATCATCTAGAAATGACTACTAGTATTATGAAGCACTTATGCGACGCTTATAACATTAAACCAGAAGAACGAGATATGTTAATAGCTTGTTGCCTTTTACATGACATAGGTAAATTTCCCATATCCAGAAAAGGATTTATTGAAGGACAAATAAAAGAAGGATGGCTGTATTATGAAGCAACAGGTTGGAGCAGAATAGAAAAACGTATGAAAGAGCATCCAACTCTTTCGGCAGAAATTATAGAGAAGTACGGCATACCTAGAAAAGAAGAGATCAAGAGAATCGTGAGTAGACATATGGCTCATTGGTATAAGAATTCTCCACAACCAGAAATGATGTACGATTATATGCTGGTAACAGCTGATTATTTAAGTACTCGCCAAGAAGACCTCTATAAGTATGTAGAACGTACTAGCGAGTTTATTAAGAAACCTTCTGAGGGATAATATAATTAATGGAAACCACAAAACCTGAGAATTGTATAAAGTGTAAGTTGCATCTAACTAGTTGTGTAACGTCTAGTTTGAACGGACCTACTAGCGCATACAAGGTAATGGGTACTGGATCAACTACTGCAAAAATTATGTTGATAGGAGAAGCACTAGGTCAACAAGAAGCGTTAACTGGAATACCTTTTACAGGATCTGCGGGAAAGCTTTTAAATGATGCATTAGAAAAAGCAGGTCTTACTAGAAACGAATGCTATTTAACAAATGTGATTAAATGTCGCCCACCTGAGAATAGATCTCCATCAAAAGCAGAATGTAAATTATGCTTACCATTCCTTCTAGAAGAGATAAAAACAGTTAAACCAAAAGTAATAGGATTATTAGGTAGCACTTCCTTGGAGATAATTGCAAAACTAAAAGGAATATCTAGAATTCGTGGAAACGTATTTGATATAGATATAGAAGGAGTCATTTATAAAATTATCCCTATTTGGCATCCAGCGTATGTTTTAAGATTTCCAGAATTGACAAATTTAAAAGACGAATTGGTGAAGGACTTAAAACTTGCAAAAGAGGTTAGCGAAAAAGAGAATTACGTAAAAACAAAAACACCAGTTAGATATGAATTAGTGGAAGATGAAAAAGACGTAGAGAAGGTATTTGCATATCTAGAAAAGATTAAACTTAAGAAAATTGTATCATACGATATCGAGACAACAGGTTTTAATTTTCTGAAAGATGAAATTCTTAGTATAGCGTTGAGTTGTGAGGAAAACGAAGGAATATGCATGACTGGCAGTATTTATTATAATTTAGTTTTACCTAAATTAAAATCGATACTAGAATCTCCAGAGATACTAAAAATAGCGCACAATTTAAAATTTGATAATAAATTTTTAAAGACTAGTGGAATAAACGTAAAACTGCCATTATCAGATACTATGTTGAGTCACTATTTATTGGATGAGAATAGTACCCACGGACTAAAAGAACTCGCTTGGAAATATACAGATATGGGTGGATACGATGATGGAGTAGATTACAAAGAGTTTACCCACGAAAAGTTTTATAGTGATGCTGAATTTAGAAAAAAGATTATGACTTATAACGTTAGCGATACTGATTGTACGTTACGACTATATTCAATATTTAAACCAGAACTTATAAAAGAAAAGTTGGATAAGGTTAACGAGTGTATTTTGATTCCACTCTCTCAAGTATTTTTAGAGACTGAGTATGATGGTGTACCATTAGATATTGAGTACATGGATAAATTAGAAAAAGAAATTGACGCTAAAATTGCCGATATAGAATTTCGTATGCTAAATTCAATAGAGATTAAAACTTCTGAAAAACTTATTAATACTGTTGACATCAAAGTAGATAATGTAGTAGTAGAACGTAAAATTATACCGCCCGAAGATAAAAAGTACAAAAAATTTAACTTAAAGTCTACTCACGATTTACAAGTATTACTGTATAAGGTATTAAATTTGCACGCACTCAAACAAACAAAAACAGGATATTCTACTGATAAAGAATCTATGGATTACTTGCAGGGTAAACATCCTTTCGTAGATTTATTGTTACAGTATCGTGGAATTACACACGACAAGTCTGCGTACATAGTTCAGATGAGAAACAATTTGGATAGTAGGGGTAGAGTGCATACTGATTATGGTTTACACAAAGCAGTTACGGGTAGACCTCAATCCGCTGAACCTAATCTTCAAAATATTCCGCGTACATCACATATCAAGAGACTTTTTATAGCTGAACCTGGATGCCTACTTTTATCTGCAGATTATAAACAGATCGAATATCGAGTATGGATAAATTTTGCAAATTCCAAAAAAGGGTTAGAAGATATAGCTAGAGGATTGGACATCCATTCAGAAGTATGTTGTATGGTCTGGCCACAGCTATATAAAAAGGTATCAGAAGGACAGTATCAAGTAGTAGCCACAGGAGACATACTTAAAAAGATCGATGGCAGAGATGATACTGCAATTCACGAACATCGTGTTAGTGCGAAGAACGTAGTGTTCGGAGTAATCTACGGAAGAGGAATTAAGAGTTTAATGGCTGAATACAAATTATCTGAAGCTGAATGCAATAAGATTTGGACAAATTTTTTCGCTATGTATCCAGAAGCAGAACAGTGGTTAGAAAATCAAAAGAAGTTTGTAAAAAAATATAAGTATGTCAAAAATATGTTTGGTAGGATACGGCGACTTCCTGAAATAGATAGTAATGAAGAGGAGTTTAGAGCAACTGCTATTAGACAATCATGCAACACTCCTGTCCAATCTTCTGCTAGTGATATCCTATCTACTGGTACTATCAGAATATTTAATTTGATAAAAAATAATAATATGAAGTCAAAATTGTTCTTTTCAATTCACGACGCTTTAAAATATAACGTACCATTGAGTGAGTTAGATATGGCAATACAAGTTATAACAAAAGGGATGGGAGATCCAATTCCTGGAGTAAACTTTCCTCTAGAGGTAGAATTTGAAATAGGTCCTTCGTGGGGAGAGATGATTGGATTAGAGGAGTTCAACGAAGACAGAGAGAAATATTTAAAATTATGGAGGATATGCAAATGAAAAAAATAGTTGGAATAGTGAGTGGTGGTTTAGACAGCGTAGCTTTTGCAGCATCTAGAGTACAGCCAGGAGATGAACTTTACGTACTAACTTTTAATTACGGTCAAAAAGCTAGCGCAGAAATTTTAGCAGCTCAAGAAGCATTAAAAGGAGTAGCTAAAGAATTTAAAGTACTAGATATAACTTTCATGAAAAAGTTGTGGCCTAGAACACAATTAACTGATGACACAGTTAAAGTAGAAGATGGATACACCTCATCAGTAGTAGTCCCTATTAGGAATGCTGTATTTATTACAATTGGTACTGCATTTGGATATTCTATTGACGCAGACGAAGTTGTAACTGGTTCTCACTTAAGTGATTGTACGATAGATAATGGAGAACCTATGTATCCAGATTGTAGTCCAGAATTTACGGAAGCTATTCAAACAGCATTGCATTTAGGACACTTTAGAAAACATAGAAAAATTAAAATCCTTAATCCTGCTGTTTTAGGAATGTCAAAGGCAGATATAGTTAGAGCAGGGTATCCTGTATTAGGCGATAGTATATTCAAAACTTGGAGTTGTTACTCCACTGGAGAAAAACAATGCGGTCATTGCGAAAGCTGTAATAATAGAAAAACAGCTTTTAGATTAGCGCAAGTAGTAGATAAGACTCATTATCAGAGTTGAGGTATAATATTTAGTACAGGAGGAACACATGGAAGAATATTCGATACCAGATCAGTGGTTAGAAGTAACGAAGCAGATTGACAATATAGGTGGCATCTTAAGATCTGATGCTATTTCAAAAAACTTCAATCCTACAGCAGAGTATAGACGATTGTTAAATGTTCTGACTGGAAGTTATATGTATTTAGTTCCTCTCTTTAAACAGTATCGTGCAGTTAAAGAGAATAACGAAGTTGCAAAATATGTGCAACTCAAAAACGAACAAACAGTTAAGTTCGTTAGTGCAGCAGCAGAACGCGAAGCGAGTTCATTTGTTGGTAAGGAAAGATACCTAAGAGATTTCTTAGAAGGTTGGATGTTGGCGGCGGAGAGCGGAATCTATACTTGTAAAAAACATATCGATTCTGATACCAAAGAAGAGCGACTAGCATAGTTGATGAGTTATAATTTTATTAACGGAGGATAACAATGGACGAATTATGGAATTATAACGTCGAGTTGAAGCAATTAAAAGTAGTTGACGATCACGGAAATATCCTTAGCAATCGTTTAGCTACTGTCGAACCAGAAACTGGAAGAGTTATAGGAATCGTGACTCCTCGCTTTAAACTTATTCAAAATAAAACCCTCTACGATGTGATGCAGCAAGTAGGAGAACGTTTAGGGTTGAAATTGAATACAGTTCACGTCTGTCGCAATAAAGCCCTTACCAGTTTTAGATATGGATTCGCAAAACAAGAAGTAGCTGTTGAGAGTGGAGAGAAAGATGATGTAGTACGATTTGGGGTTGACGTCATCAACACTTTTGACGGAGGATTGTTTTCGAAACGTATTCAATTTACTGCCGATAGGTTAGCATGTTTAAATGGAATGACCCTACCAAGAGAAATAGGTCGTATCTCCTTAAATAACCTTTCAGTAGACGAAGGTAGTTTCGCGCGTGTAGTAGAAGGACGAATCAAACCAGTTCTTGAAACTGCACACGTATGGAACGAATGGGCAAAGTTTACTCCCAACAGATTAAAGGTTGGAGAGTTTATTAGCAAGAAGTTGCCCTCAAAGGTCAGCGCGGATCTTTTAAATAGGTTCGATGCAGGAAGAGATAGAACACTTTGGGGATTGTACAATTTAGTAACGTTTTACGCAACACACGAACTTAAGACACGTACACCTGAAAATTTAAGGTTACGTCAAATGGAGTTGGCGTCAGTAGAGAACTCTTTTTATAATACTGATTTTAAATAAAGGAGGTAGTGAAAATGGACCACAGTTGGAAAGATAGTAGTAATGAGAAAGAAATTTTTAGCAAGGAAGGCTATTCGGAAATAAAACGCCTTGCTATGAAAGAAGGAGAATACACTATTCGTATTCTGGTGGCACCTAAGTTGTTTAGGTTTCACTGGATTGATGAAGTCAATCGATCAATCAATTGCGGACCCGATTGCGAACTTTGCGCTTCTGGAGAACGTGGTCAACTAAGGTACGCTGTCACCATTATTGATCGGGCTGATGGAGCAATTAAGATTTGGGAGTTTGGTCGCAGAGTAAAAACTTCCATTGCTAATATTGCTGACAAGTACGGAGATCCTACGAATTATGACCTAACGATTATTCGTAAGGGTATGAAGGCAGAAGATACAGTGTACACAGTAATTCCAGCACGCGAAGAAAAAGCTTTAACGGACGCAGAGAAAAAGCTTCCTTTGTACGATCTGGAAAAATTGTACGCAGTAACTCCTAAAGAAGTAGTTGCATCATACCTTAAAGGAATCGTTCCTGAAAGGTCAAAAGAGAAGGCAGAAGCGAAGGATCGTGGTGGAGATAAGATTGTCGAGAAGGGCACCGACGATTTACCTACGCTTTCGTAAGGAGTAACGCATGTTTGCAGGTACTTTATTGGGTCTCGACCTATCTAGCACCGAGACGGGTTGGTGTCTTGCTAAAAACGGTAAAATAGTTAAATACGGTACTATTAAACCTGGTTCAGATTTAGACTCAATTGAGAAACTTATCTACGTAGCAGAAGAATGCCAAAAGTTAATTATTAAGCATCGCGTAGAAGAGTTAGTCATAGAGGACATTTATTGTGGATGGGTGCAAGCATTCTTGATTCTAGCACGACTTCAAGGAGCTATCATCCACATGTGGTATAAAATGAAGTTAAGGGGTCCTGTTATCATCAGAACTGTAACTGCTCGTAAGGCAATTGGAGCTCCTCCAACAGGAAAGAAGAAAGCTGTAATGGCTGTCGTAAATGCAATCCTCAACAAGGATATTAAGAACGATAATATTAGTGATGCATGCGTACTAATATTGGCGTATCTAAAAGAAGAGGATCCTAAATGAGTGATGAAAAGTTAACACAAGCAGCAACTGAACTTAATAAGTATTTCAAAAAGATGATCATTGCTCCCGCATCTTTAATGATAGGATCAGAAATTCCTAGGATCTCTTCAGGCAGCATTGCATTAAATATAGAAATAGGCGGAGGATTTCCTAGAGGAAGGTTGATTGAAATTTTTGGTAGAGAGAGTTCAGGTAAAACGTACATTACTTTAAAGACTATGGCAGAGGCGCAAAAATTAGGTAAGGGATTATGGATTGATGCTGAAGGCGTTTTTGATCCTGCTTGGAGTAAGTTAGTAGGAGTAGATTTAGATAAACTTGATTTAGCTGTTCCTGAAACTGGAGAACAAGCTGGTACAATTTTAGACACAGCAGTTAGATCAAACGAATACTCTCTAATAGTTTTAGACTCAGTAGCATCTCTACTTCCAACAGAAGATTTAGAAAAAGCGATGAACGAATCAGAACGCATTGGTAATAGAGCGATGATGATGAATCGTATCGTAAGAAAAATTCAATCTGGATTAAATACGAGAGTTGACGGAAAACCAAACCAAACCTGCATCATATTTATTAATCAGATTAGAGAAAACATTGGAGTAACTTATGGAAACGCTGATGACACTCCTGGAGGATTAGGAGTTAGATTTGGTGCTTCAATGAGATTGCTTATGTGGAGAGCTGATTTAATAAAAGAGAAACCAGAAGAAGGAGATACAGGTGCATTATCAGATGGAAAAATAATTACGGGTATTACTATCAAGTTTAAGACAGTTAAAAATAAAACCTTTACACCACTCAAGTCAGGACAATTCATTTTATATACTGAAGGGGAGAGAGGAGCGCAGATAGATAAGACTGACGAAATTATGCGATATGGAATTGTGTCGGGAGTTATAAAACAGAGTGGACCCAGTTACGCTTATGCAGGACATAAATTTTTAGGTAAAGAAGCAGTAGCAAACTTCTTAAAAGAAAATCCAAAAGAGATAGATATTATATACGAAGAAATCAAAAAGGTATATAGATGAGTCTTCCAGGATATCTTCAACCAGAGACTAATAGACATCGTTCAATAAGACAAGAGAAAAGAGTTCAACGTCAATTAGCTTCAGGTGCACTATGGCAACACAAAGGCGATCTAATCGACGATCTAGCAATGTATGAGTGTAAAATAGGAAAGAAACAAGTAACAGTAACATACGACATGCTTAAAAAGATCTTTGAAGAGGCTGGTAAAGAAGGTAAACAGCCAGTATTGATTATTGAAATTGGAGATAAGCAATTTACTGGATTGGTCACTCACAATAAGAGAGGTGATATATGTTGAGAAAGATTGCAAGTTTTTTGAATCAATCGTTACGAATTTCAATTCGCGTTGTAACTCTAGCTGTTCTTTTATATGGATTCGCATTCGTCGCTTCTGTGAATAGCGTTTTACTTGAGCAAGATCAAAAAACAGACGTAATTTGCGAAGCTATTAAGAACGCTCGATTATTAGCTATCTCGCGACAGACGCCCAATTTTGAAAATTTATTGAAGACGAATGTAGTAATTTATAATTTAACAAAAGAGTGTGCGGGTTCGGGAGTAGTTTTAGATGTATACGGTAAAACGTATATTTTATCTGCAGCTCATCTAGATGATCCTACTGATCTATTCTATATGGATGAGGACAACACGCCTATTAAATTAAAAATTGTAAAGACTGATAAGGTAAAAGATCTACTACTATTTGAAGCAGAGGCACTTCCCGCTACTCTTCATACGTCAAGTCTAGCGTCAACTGAACCAAATATAGGAGAACGCGTTTGGGCAGTAGGTAATCCTGCAATGTTAGAAGACGCTATTACTTCTGGAGAAATTATGCAGAAAGAAAGAGACTCCTATTATTCGAACTGCTTAATTTATATGGGAAATAGTGGTGGAGGAATGTTTAATAAAAATGGTCAATTAGTAGGAATTAATGTGGGATTAAAATTTAGACCACCCCACTATGGAGTTAGCGTTTCAGTAAGACTTAAAGCAATTCTAGCATTCTTAGAAGAATTCAAAAACGAGGTCAAGTGATAACATTTATTGCAGATTTACATCTCTCTATCAATAACAGGCTAGACGATTTTAAGAAGGTGTTGATAGAGCAAATAGTACCAGAGGCGAACAAATCGAAGAAGTTCTATATACTTGGAGACATCTACCACGATAGGAGACCCCACCCGCTTGAAATGAATGTATTCAGAGATTTCTTATTACTACTTAAGATTCCTACACTTATAATAGTGGGTAACCACGATAAGAATTTAACATCGAGCACCATAGATGAAATTCTAAAGTGGAACCTTCCAAATCTAACAGTACAGTATCCACCATATGTAGATGAATGCGAAGGATTGACTCTATATTTAGATCATGATATGATCGAAGGAGCTAAATTAGGTCCTTCTAATATTAGCTTGGATGTGAAGGGTGCTCGAAAGGTCTCTCAACTCCCGAAAACATTCGAGGGGCATGATGGAATTAAAAAAATAGATTTTTATCTGTTTGGACATATTCATAAAGCTCAAATAATTAATAAAGAGCCTCTTGTATTATACGTGGGGAGTATTGACCACATAGATTTTGCAGAACGCAATGAAGATAAATTTTTATTTCAAATAGATGAGACTACAAAAAAGTATGGGTATAAAAAGTTAATTACTCGACCTATGATTCAGATCGAATTAGATTTAGGAAAAGAAGAATATATGTTTACAGCCGATACAACAGACGCAATAGTTAAAGTAGTGGTGACAGGTACTAAAGCTCAAATAGGAAAGTTTAATGAAGGTCCTATAAGAGAAGCTTGCAAAAATTCGCTTAGATATTCTCTATTATATAGAATAATAAGAGAGAACATAATAAGGAGTGAATCTGTAAATGAGAGCAAGAATTCTAAGGAGTGCTTCAAAGAGTACGCAAAATTAAATCAATTTTCAGAAGAAGAAGTTAGAAGAGGAATGGAGATTTTAGGTGAACATCCTTAGAGTAACTCTTCACAACTTCATGTCCTACAAGCATATAGAGATAGACTTTAAGGAATCGGGAGTTTATAATTTAATAGGCTTAACTGGCTCAGGAAAGTCGGCAATACGCGATGCAATTACTTGGTGTTATTTTGGGAAGAGTAGAGTATCAGGAGCAGGTGACGAACTCATACATAACGGAGAAACTTTTATGTATGTGGTAGTTAACGCACTAATCAATAAAAAAGTTTATAGCGTAACTAGATCTAAAGAATTAAAGCAAACTACGAAATTAGAAGTAGAGGAACAAGTATGTTCGGAATAAAAATTCTTAAAGAAATTTTGGATAAGTTGAACATCATTCTATCATATACTATGGTCGACACTAATACTTCACTTATGGATGTATATAATCACGTAGTCGATGAGCAACAGATTAGGGAGTTAAAAAATAAAAAACCTCCACGGTTATCAGAAGACGAAGAAAACACACTTATTATATTTGCACAACGTACTGGCAAGTTTAAAATAGATCAAGAACGAGGAGTGATGATAGTTGAGAAGGATGGATTCAACTATGAAATTCCAAAATCGAGATTACTGCACAATGAATAAAACTGGTAACACACTTAGAGAGACACAAGAAGTTTTGGTAAACTTATTAGGGTTCGATTATGATGTTTTCAAAACAACTAGCTGTTTTGAGCAAAATAATTCTGATGCGTTCTCTCAACTTAATCCTACAGAAGCAAAACAATTAATAATGAAGCTACTCCAATTAGAGGAGTATTCTAGTTACGAGCAACTTGCTAGAGAAAAAGCAAATCTCTTTGAGAGCGAGCTTCAAGTAGCCAGCATTACTCGTAACACATTAGCAACTGAATCTCAAAAACAAGTAGTAGATTTAGACAAGATTCAAAAAGAGATGAGTATTAATAAATTAAAAATTGAGACGTTAGAAGCAAAAAGAACTCTAATAAAAACTACCATAGAGATAGAGCAAAAATTGAAAGAACTGAAGCAAAGTAAATTAAAGTTTGATAGTATGGACAAATGCCCAACATGTTTACAAAAAGTACAACCCGAACATAAAAGTCAAATAGCTTCTAAATACGATCTAAAAATATCTGAACTAGAAAATTCGTTACCTAAGGACATAAAAACAACTGAACTTCGAGAAGTAGACGAAACTATTAGCAATCTCAAGCAAGCAAACTTAGAAGGTAAATTCTTAGTAGAGAGCCAAATTAAAAAATCACAGACTGACGCTAATAACTTAGAAGAAGTAGATAAAAAGATTTTTAACCTAAAAGAAGAAATTGCTATCTATAAAAAACTAGCTACCGCTTTTGGGAGAAATGGTATACCTGCATTCATAATAGAGAATTCTATTCCCGAAATTGAGAGTAACGCAAACGAACTTCTAGATGAGTTGGAAATTAATATGCAGTTAAAATTAGAACTTCAAAAAGAACTTAAGGGGGGAGGTACTTCTGAGACTCTAGATATTCAAGTATGTAGAGATAAGTGGCAGATGTCGTACTTCAACTTCTCCGGAGGAGAGAGATTCCTAATAGATTTAGTTTTGCGCATATCTCTAAGTGTTTTATTATTGCGTCGCAAGGGGTGCAATAATAGCACTCTTATTATAGATGAAGGATTTGGTAATTTGGATAGTGAAAATAGGATGAAGGCTTTAAAACTAGTATCAATAGTAAAGGAAAAGTATAACTTTCAAAAAATTATTATCATTTCACATATTTCTGAGATACAAGATAGTATAGGTAATAAAATTAAAATAGTAAAACGCGGAACTGAAAGTTTTGTAGAGTTATAATATAATTGAGGAGAATCAATATGCGCTCGAACAAGAGACTATCTAAAAAAGTAGTAGAGTTAGTAAATTCAGAACAATGGGAAAGAGCCGCAAGTAAAGTAGTTCCCATCCTCAGAAAAAATATTTTCGACATTTCTACTCCTAAAATAATTAAACAATCTCACGAAGAAGAAGCGGTATTACTTCTTTCTGACATCCACACGGGAATGATTAATAGACATCCTCTTACTGGAGAGGTAACGTACAACGACGAAATTAGATCAAAAGAATACGTCTACTTGCGAGATTCGATCAGTAGTGTAAAAGGTTTATTAGATAAATCATTTAATATGAGGAACTTGCATATCTTCTGTTTAGGAGATATTGTTACCAACGATAGAATATTCGAGGGACAAAAATTTGAAATTAGTTGTGGTATCGGGGAGCAGATCTGGGTAGCAGTGAGAGACTTAACAAACTTTATAGGAGAAATGAAAAAGCTATTTATTACGGTTCACTTCGAGGGAGTGATAGGAAATCATGGTAGAACGTTTCCAGATTATCAGACTGAACCTGTTCAAAATAATTTCGAATACCACCTATATAGAATTTTGCAAATGGTATTTGCAAATGATAAGCGAGTAAAGATAACTGTTCCCGAAACAGCTACTCATTCTGTAGATATCAGAGGACACAAGTATTATATGTCTCACGGAAATAACATTCGTGGATTGTCTAGAAATGCTTTAGAGAGATCCGTCAAAGACATCTTAGTAGCGTTACCAGAAGGATTTGACATTTATACGATTGGGCACCTCCACCGTTGTGAGAATATGGACCTTAATGAGAACTCAATGCTTTTAATTAATGGCTGTTGGATTAAAGCAGATTGCTTCGGATATGAAGTTTTCAAACAATTTAGCAATCCTCGTCAATGGTTTTTTGGAGTCAGTGATAAACGTCCAATAACTTGGTGGTATAGATTAGGATTACAGGCACCGGAGAAAAAATGAAAAAGACTACTGTTGGGACCGTACCGGAACAGAAATGCGCGCATAAAATCCAAACGGTGACAGCTAGGAGAGACTGCACAATATCAGAAGCAGAGTTAGATAGAGAATTTTCAAGAGGTTTACCAGGAATGAGGGAGAGTGATTATGATTAATTCGTACTTAGATTACACTGATCTTAATCTAGCGAAGCCATCTAAAGAAGTAATGGAATCAGTTAAGGATGCCATCTTCTTGAACTGTTATGGCTTTTGTACATATATTAGCAACCACTTCTTAGTAGATAAGGTAGTAACTAGAGCGAATAGTCAGATCAAAAAGATTTATGTGGTGGGATTTCCGCAGGGAACCATGCGAGAGTATAGACGAGATCTCTCTCATATTGAATATTGTAACGCAGATGAGATTGATGTCGTATTACCAGCATACTTTCATTTTGACAAACTTATTAGAGCATCAAAGATGTTAAGTGCAGTACGAAAGTTAACTAAAGGAAAGGTTTTGAAAGTAATTATCGAGACCACTCTTTTAGACGAGAAGGGTATTTTTTCAGCAGTACGTTTAGTAGAAGATGTTGGAGGAGATTATATCAAAACCAATACGGGATTCATCCACACTAGAAGAACTCGTACATTAGTGGAGGATGTTAAATTAATCAAGGAGTATACCAAACTACCTATTAAAGCGTCAGGGGGTATCCGCGATTATTCTCTAGCTAAAGAATTAGTAGACGCAGGAGTTTCTAGAATAGGTACATCCTCAGCAAGACAAATCATTGATGGGGAGAAAGCGAGTTAACAATGTTGGAGAAGATGGCTGTAAGAGATAAAGTTGTGACGTATCTCGCCGGACCCATGGAAGGTGTTACAGCAGATAACGCAGTTGAGTGGAGAGATAGAATTACCCCAAAACTAAAAGAGTTTTTTGGCGACAACATTATAACTGTAGATCCATGCAAGACAGAATCTGCTAAGTTAGAAGGACTAGTAGAAGAAGGGATGGACTTAAAGGATTCAAAAAAGATCATGAAGGGATGGAAAGATACTGGTAAGTGGCGTCAGTTTGATACTGCTATGAAACGAATTAGAGAAGCAGATTTAAAAGCAGTTAGAGATTCCGACTTCATCATAGTCTACTTAGATTTCAAAATCATTATGGGTGGAACTATTTCTGAAGTAGAACACGCATACGATTGGGGAATTCCAATCTACGCAGTCATCAAAGAACCCTCTGCTGCTAATAGTTGGGTGCTAGGTACAGTTCGACAAGGTGGAAGATATTTTCCAAACTTCACTCAATTACTAGAAGCGGTAACGAAAGATTATGTGAGGTTCAAAAAATGAACTTGAAAATTACTATTCTTAGAGAAGGCGATGATGGACGAGGAAATATCATTACACCCGATGCTTGCAAAAGTTTAGTAGAACGATTTAACAAAACTCCCGAGAAGATGTTTATCAAGTTAGGAGGAACCCCAATTAAGTTCGGCACTGTTAATTCATTGCAGCATGATGAAGAGAAGAGAGAAGTAGTAGGAGAAGTAGACCTTCATCTAGACTTTTCTATAGGAGGTAGAGTAGTATCTGATATTCAACTACCTCACGGAAGAAGCATTGTTGATTGCGAGTTAAAAGGTATCATAGCAACACTTACAGGAGGAACATTCCAAAATGGACAAGCAAGCGACGATTCAAAAAATAACAAAGATAGTGGAGGAGTTTAAAGGACATCCTGAGTTTCTCAACATCGTAGTTGAAATGCTTGAGCTGCATAGCAGAAAGTCTAACGACTACGCCTCTGAAGAAAGTCCCTTTTCAAATATAGAACTTTGTGAACGAGCAAAATTTGACGCGTGGAAAGGAGTCATCATACGTTTAGGAGATAAGTACTCCAGACTACTAAATGCTCTAGCGGGTAAACTATTTAAGTGCGAAGGGGTAGAGGACGCTTTCCTAGATAACGCTTGCTACTCCATCATAGGACTTATTGAGTATAGAAAAGCACAACAGCAAAAAATAACTGGAGCTACTGGTCCAGCAAAGAGGTAAGTATGGAACTACTAATTAAGATTTGCGATATTTTAGCATGCGTAACTACAGTTTCTGGACTACTACTAGTTACGAGGCACTATAAGTGGTGGATACTTTATACGTCTTCTAACCTCTTCTACTTAGTAGTTACACTTCATTCTAAACTACCAGGACTTACGTTACTAGGAGTAATCTTATTTTTTGTTGGAATAAAGAATTACTTTACTGAGAAGAAGAAATTCGAGAGGAGTAACCAAAATGGAATACTTAACAGCTAAGAACATAGTAGGAATCCTAGTAGTCATCACTGGAATATTGGACGCTATAAAATATTGGATACAAGCAAACAAGATTAAACGATTGCGATCTGCAAAAGGAATGTCGCGTAGATTTATTAACTTTGCAATTCTTAGCGATTTAACTAAAATAGCGTACTCATTTCTTATACGAGACATCTACATCTTTTCTATTAGCGCACTCGCGTGTGTATGCATGTTTTATATGTTTTACGAAATTTACCTTTACTATCCATATAGGAATAGAAAAAGAGACTACTTCAAAAGGCCCAGTCTAATCATCTATACTATTAATAGTTTACTACCAAACAAACTTAGAAAGCACTTATAAGGAATTGGCGTATGCTTACACCAACAAACATTTATCTATTGACTGGACTGTTCTTTGCAGTAGGTTTCTTAGAAATGTTATTTTGGAGTCTTCAAACAAAATCGCTAGTTAAAGATAGAATATTGAATACTTCCATCTTTACGGGTATATCTGTATTGATTTGGTATTATGTAGTTGATAACATTGCAAAAAATATGGGTAGTTGGTCATTAATGGTTGCATACGTAGTAGGATGCATTTTAGGAAATATAGTGACTATTAAGTTAGATTCGTATATAGATAAGTTAGCAAGAGTGAGATTATGGAAAAAGAAGAAGAAAAGAAAACAACGAACCCTCAAGAAGAAATAAAGTTATTGACATACAATCCAGTTACTGCTCCTGGTGAAGTATTGAAGATTGATCAAGTTCAAGTACCCATACCCATTGAAGTACCGAAAGGAGGTAGTGAAAAAAGAGAGTTAGAATGGTGGGAAGAAGTTTTATTAACGTTATTTGGAGGTCAGTACGAGCCTGAAATTAAAGAGAACCATAAGGAGTCAAACGATGCCAAGACTAGAGAATGAGTGTGGCGAAGAAAAACGTCGAGGTAAAAAATTTAGATTCAACCTTAAGAAATCACGCGAGTTATATTTATTCACAGAAATATCTAACGAAAGTATACAAGAACTAGTGGAGGATATTAGAGAACTTGATGCTGTCAAAAAGAAAAGTCCAATCCATTTATTTATTCATTCACCTGGAGGAGATATGGCTTCTGGGTTTGCTTTAATAGATGTAATACAAGGATGCAAGTGTCCTGTATATACATACGCCTTAGGTGAGATTTGTTCTATGGCACCTGCAATTTTTGTAGCTGGTACGAAAAGATTCATCTCAAGACATACATACGTAATGCTTCATCCTGTCAGTTGTGGAGCGATTGATTACGTAGAGTTTGCCAAGAGTAGAATCCGTAACGCCGAGGCAGCAGAGAAGATGTACGATTCATACTTCAAAGAGCGAACAAAACTTCCTCGAAAGTTGTATGAAAAAGCAAAGTACACAGAATTGTGGCTCACTGCAGAAGAAGCAATAAAGTATAAAATCGCCGACGGATACTACGAGGGCAAACATGACAATCGAACAACTGCTTGATTCTTTAAAAGATCAAATCACGTATCTTGCCAACTCTACTAAAATACCAGGCATGGATAGAGCAGACGTTAAGCAAGAGATTATCTTAAACATTATCATCGACTTCAACAAACTTCCAGAAGCTGATAGAGACAAGTATAAAGAGGGATGGTGGTTTAAACGTATGAAGTGGTTTGTAACGAATCTAGCTATCAAAGAAAGTAAGGAGCCCGTCAACCGCTCAATACGATTGGAGAGTTTAGGAGATGCAGGAAAGTAGAGAAGACTCACCAGTTAGAGATTTAACTGCTGAGGACATATTATCATGCTTATCTAAAAGTGGCGGGATACACGAGAAAATGGATCTCGAATTTATGGTAGATGAGATCAGTAAAAAATTAACTCGTAGACAAGCTATCATATTGAGATTATTACTGATAGAAGAAGTTACCCAAACTGAAGTAGGTAAGATGTTGGGATTTAGTGCTCCCACAATATGTTTAGAGATGAAGAAGATTAGGGAAATCATCACAAGTATAATAGTAAATAAATAAGACATTACTATGTTTTTACTTAGAGAGGAATCTAAGTATGAGTGATTTACGAGATTTAAAAGCGATCGAAAGAAGAAAACAAGTCCGAAAATATATACGTCAAAGATTGACGCAAGTCGAGATGGCTGAGAAACTTCAAGTAGATGTTACTACTATCTCAGATGATGTAGCAGTTATTCGTAGAGAAAATATTTATAACATACTATCTAATAAAGAATTAATAGAAAAAGACACCAAGAGTATCCTAGAGTCTATCAACCAATTAAATGAAATAGACGCAGAATGCTGGAAAATTTACTATGGCGGTTTTATTATAAAAAAGAAAGATGAAAAAGGTAACCCTATAGACGTAGAAATTCCGCTAGATCCAAAAACAAAATTAGACGCATTATCTCACATAGAGGCTAATTTAAAACGACGTTGCGAACTCTTGAAATTAATAAGTCCTCAACAGATTACTATAGAGAAGATGGTATACGTAGAAAAAATGATTCCTATTGTAATGCAAAAGTATACAGAAATAGTTTTAGAATACGTACCTAAAGAGAAGCAAGTAGAACTTTTAGACAAGTTAATGACAATTGATATTGAAGGAATGACCCTCGATGGAAAATAAAGAATTAAGTGATGTACAAGATCAAATAGTTGAACTCAAAAAGAAAGAAGCAGAATTGCTTAAGACTACTAAGGAAAAGTTTTCTGTAAAAAAGGCTTTAAGTTCTTTTAACATCTTAGATCCAATTGCTTGGATGAAATGGTTTTCGGGAGCATTTAGAACAGTAATAGTTTTAGCTTTAGTAGTAGCTTTAATATTCAGTGCAGGATACTTTAAGGGAGTAGGAGATAAACCAATTAATGTAGGATATAAAGATTTTACTGCTCAAGTAAAAGCAAAGGATGGTACTGTTCATACTGTTTCAGTTAAAGGAGGAATACTTTACTTTGATAAGCAAGTTGTGCATGGACATGATGTTAAAGAGTTGGAACAGTTTGGAATTAAAATACGTCCCAAAGTATTTTTTGGAATGGGTACTGCTTTAGAACCAGAAATAGGGGCGGGATTTCAATTACTCAAGTATCAGAAATTTAATTTAGATCTCTTTGGAACTCAAAAGGCTTTATATGTAGGAGTTTCTTACGACTTAGATTTTAGTGGTACTGCAGGTACGCTTATTCAAAATTCTAGTGTAGGTATTGCTGTAGGAAAGTCTTGGAACAGCATGTTCGGAGATGACACCAACGACAACAGAGTTTTATTGTATTGGTCAGTAAAGTTTTAGGAGATGAGTATGTTTAATAAAAATGGTAAGGAGTATGATCAAGAGAAAATTATAGAATTGACGATCAGAAATTTAGAAGCAGCTATACACCTGTACGAGTACTCACACAGTCTTCTTATGTTAACTAGCAGCAATGCGTCAATTTCTACTCTACTCTTGGCAGATTACGCTACCATATATCTTTATCAAATTTTAGGAATGGCTCCAGATAAAATTAATAAAATAAGAGTAGTATTGGAACGAGAGCACGATCAAATCATTAATAACCTCTCTCAAGGAAAGAAAGTAGATCCTACACCATTATCTGGAAAGTTTGAAGAATCGAAAGAAGAGTTAAAGAGATTAGGTATTAACTTTGATCTTCAGATGGGTGATTACTTTACTAATAAGGAGAAGGAAGATTCAAAATCTCCAACTAAAGATCCAACAATGCCTAAATTAACAAAAGCACAAATAGATAAAATTATATCGGATAACGCCGACAAAGCCTTAGATGAATACCTTAGAAAGAAAAAGGAGAGAGAAAATGGATCTCACGGATCCCAAAGCACTCAAAGTTAGTAGGACCTTTTCTTTTGACGAGTTTAAACAGAAGTTAGATGCAAAAGAGAAATGGTCTAGCGAACATCCCATTCAAGCATTTATCATAGATCTTCCTTGGAAAGTATATAGAGGTTGGCATGAGTACGTAGTACTACTACCGAGAAAGATCAAATGGTTTATTCAAAGAGGACGTAGAGGTTATTGCGATTGCGATGTATGGAATATGAACAACCACATCTGCGATGTTATTATAGGAATGGTAAAGAAACTTCAAAAAAATAAGATGGGTTGGCCTAGTTGTCTTGGAACAGAAGACGAAGGACAACAGAAGTGGAACTCAATCTTAGAGAAAATACTTAAGGGATTCGAGTTAAAGAGAGATGTAATCAATATGGATGCAATACCCTTCATAGAAGGAGATTCAAATAATGAAGCGTATAGAAAGTCTATGGAAGGTTATGGAGTAAGATTCATATCAAAGGAAGAGACAGCAGAGATGAACGAAGGATTAAAACTCTTCATAGAATACTTAGATGCACTATGTGACTAATAGAATGAGAAACAATAAGAATTTACAAAGATACGAGAAACCATTTAAGGAAGAGACTTGCAAGAATTGTGGAAAGTGTTGCCACTACAAGATAAGGTTTATGGGAAAGGTCTACATCGACTTAAGCAAGCCTTGTGAGTACCTAGATACAAAAACAAATAAGTGTACAGTTTATGAGAGACGATTAGAGACACAACCACTATGTCTACCACTAAGAGTAGCAATAGATAATGAGGTAATGCCGAAGGATTGCGGATACATAGTAGAATGGAAAGAAGCTGGCCTACCATATAAAGACCCTATTATAGTAGATAAGATGGAATTTCGTCCCTAAACGCATGGATATATTAATATTTATATATAAGAGGAAGAGATGAACAAAGAAGGCAGTAATCCGAAGATAGACCATCCAACGAATCTATTCAGAGATAGCCTACTAAAGCTACGTAACGAGCTCACAGACACCAGCCTATGGATAAGAGAAGATGAGAATACTGCGCCCGTAGCGCCTCCTATGCCTAGTGTCTTCTTCGAGAAATGGTTAGGCACTCCTGCATCACCTATACAGGCAGAGGCAATAGATACGATATTGGTGGAAAGCGACGGGAAAGGAGAACCGCAGTGGCGCTTCGATAAATTTAATGAAGCGTATCTACTATGGGGAGAGGGATCAGGAAAGGACTGGACCAGCAGTCGTCTAATGTGTTACGCACTAGTATGGCTAACCCATTTGAAGAACCCCCAAGCATACTTCGGCCTGACAGATCCAAAGGCTCCTATCGAAATGGTTAACGTATCCTTCGACGAGGATCAAGCTTTGTATGTATATTTTAAAGAGTTAAAGAAAGCGATGGCATCTACGATAGATCCACGAGATGGGAAGAACTGGTTTGAGAAGAGAGGTGTGAAGGTAAAGGAATCATCCAAACAGCAAGTAATTGAGTTACCCCACTTCATCACATGCTACTCACTAAACAGTAGGGAACACAAGATTGAAGGTAAAGGTACACTACTAGCAGTCTTTGACGAAATGGCAGTATTCAAAACAGACAAGGCAAAGGACCTCTTCGACAACGTTATATCAAACCAGCGCACCAGATTTGCAAGAGCGCACAAATTTATAGCACTATCTTATAAGAGAGACGACTACGACTACATGATGGTAAGGTGGGACGAGACTAAGGACGACCCTAGCGTGTACAGAAGTCAGAAGTGTACTTGGGAAGTAAATCCTAGAGTCAAGAGAGAAGACTTGCAGAAGAGTTATGATGAGAACCCCGAGGAAGCAGAGAGAAGGTTTGAATGTAAGGGATCAACATCCAAGACAGGATACTTCAAGTACAAAGAGAAGATTAAGGAGAACGTCAACAAGAAGAGGATCAGCCCAGTAGTAGAGGAAACAATTCCTATTAGAGATATCTTAGGGATCAAGTTTCATGAATGGTTTGTAGGTAATGAGAACTACTCCTACAAGGCTCATATCGATTTAGCTAAAGGTAAAGATACTCAAGGTGAGAAAGCTGACTGTGCTGGATTTGTTATGGGTCACGTAGAAGGAACAGAAGATGAAGACAAACCTAAGGTAGTAGTTGATCTGATGATGCAATTGAAGGCACCCCCAGGTAAGGAAATCATCTTCGAAGACATTAGAGCACTCATCTATAGTTTACAGCAGCACAACAAGTTTATGATTGAGGAAGTAACTCTTGACGGATACCAGTCAACCGACTTTATGCAAATACTTAGGAACAAAGGAATAGCAAGTGAACTACTCTCAGTAGACAAAGACGTAAGTGCATACGATACCATGAAGTCTCTCATATATAATAATCGGCTAGATTACTATTGGTACCCAGTATACATTCGTGAATGTGAAGAGTTGCAATTGATAAATGGTAAAGTAGACCACCCTGAGATATCTAGACGGAGAGCTTTAGAAGAGAAAGACGATAAAGGAAGTAAGGACGTGAGTGATGGAGTTGCTGCCTTATGCCAAAGTCTACTAACTCGTAAGGGAGCAAACAAACCTAGAATGAAATGGATGCCTCTTGAAGGTGGTACTGGATTTGGAGGCAAACCTAACATACTTACTAGGGATCCAAATGCAAGAGAATATGGATCAGCCTACGATACAAAAGATACAGGAGTAGAAGACGATGACGATTAGAATAAAATGTGAGAGACTTACTCAATCTCAATGGAACGATCCACTAGACTTTAAAGGTTGTGGTAAGTATAGGAAACACAGAAATCATAAAGTACGTACAGTTAAGAGTCATCAATGTGATGAAGGAGAAGGACGCTGTATAGATACCTTCGACGTAATCAGCGATGGAAACGTTTCTAGAAGGTTAAGTGAGTACAGAGATATGATGGGAGAAGGAAATGATAGTTGAGAAGTTAAAATTATTTATTCCTTACATACTCATACGATCTAAATACATCTATGATGGGAGTTGCGAATTATATAAAGTTCCTCTACATAGCGATGGTTTCTATAGTCCAGGTAAATTTTCTTGTGAATTACGTAGCGTAATCTTAATAAGAAAAGAATTATCAAAATGGAAGAAATACTACACTATATTTCATGAATTGGGTCATCACCTAATATGGATAGTAGGGGGAAGAAGTAAAATCATGTACATATTTCATATCATATGGGATCTAATAGGAGTAGTATTTAAGGCAGTATTAGAAATGATTCTGACGATAATTCGAAACACTAAAGAATATTTTGTAGTCTATAAAAAGTTATTGAGGTATAATAATTAATGTCTAGTACATATATGAGTAAACGATCGGTTGTAGATAGTAAGGTAACTCTAGCACATCCAGCTTTCCCAGTTGGGTGTGCTAGTACCTTAATGGAGAAACGACGTGGGAATATTTCGCTGTCATAAATGTCATACAGACATTTTAATGTTTGATGAGAAAGCTATAAGAGAAGACAACTCAGGGATATTAAGATCGCAGTGGTTCAAGTCTATCCAAAGTAACACTCCAGACCCAAAACCGCAAACCAAACCTGAATGTCCAATCTGCAAAACTAATTTATATTTAGCTTTGTGCGAACTCTGTAAAATCCTACGCTTAAAATAATTTTTATTTTGCTCTTGATTTTTCTGCAATTGTAACATATAATTATATTGTAGAGAAGAAAGAGGAGAAGAGAAAATGAAAAATTACGATATAAGGTTCGAAGAGCAAAAGAAAGCGATTGCGATCTACTTAAGTAGGTGTGCAGTGGGAGAAGTAGATAGTGCAGTCAAGCTAGGAACTTATAAAGTACTCTACGATGGAAAGGTTTATAAGTTCGGAAGAGACAATTCGATAGTGAGAACATTTCACGCTGATACGCTAGTTAAATAAAAGGAAACTCACATGAGTCAGATGACTAGAGAAGAGATGGTAGTAGCACTACTAGTAAATGTCCTTCGCCAAAATTCTCATAGGAAGGATGCTTACAAGATAGTCTATGAAGAGAAGGAACGCCTTGAAAAGAAATCAACACTAGAACTTCAGAATATGCTGTTGATCAACTGTTTCTAAGGAGATACATATGACGACCTTCAAAACAAAAGCTAGTAGGAGTTGTGAAGTCAACTTGGGAGAAGAGACATTCCAAGGATGGATCAAAAAGGGGCAAATCTCAATCCACTTCGCAATCATGAGTGGAGGAAAAGAAATCGACTTGAGTGTTTGGTCTCCGATAGGATCAAAAGTGAAGAAGAAGGTTTACAAGTATAGGTCGTTCCAAAACAGGGAGATATAAATGAAGAGAATGACTCTAGTAGAGTTCAAGAAGGAGTTGGAAGTAATAAAAGAGTACTCACAAAAGAAGATAGACGAGTTTACAGCTAGATTTAAAGAACATCAAGTCTACGCTATGACTTGGAGCGACAGTCTTTTCGAAGCGGTAACAAGAAAGAGTGCAGTAGAGGAAATTCAAGAAGCTCTTTCAAATGGAGCAACTTTAGACGACGTAGAAAAGCATCTAACCAAAGAAGTACTCCAAAGAGCACGATTTCCACAACGATCAACATCAGTGTCAAGCAATTTAGTAGAGCAGTATTTAAACTCTGCTAGAGCAGAACTGTTAGCAAGGTTACAAAGAGATCTATAATGAACACTCCTTGGACATGGAAAGAAGAATTGACAGTAGAGAAAGAGTTACGTATGAGAGAAATCTCAAAACTAAGTTTTTACGTTACACTACAAAGACTCTACAGACTATTAGGTGGGAATAGAACATCATCCGCCATTTGGAGTAAGATGTGTAGACTGAGAAAGAAGTTAGGTCTATAATGAACAAGTTCAAATTAAACCAAAAGGTGTACATCAAGATAGGTGGAAGAGTACACAAGGTAATAGTAAAAGAGATCGAGTATCAGTTCGGTAAGATAGCTTATTGGGTAACAGTCTTTGGTGGAGATATATTTGAAGAGCATCTGTACAGTAGCTTTTGGAAGTGCTTACTCTTCTCGAAATAAATATTTTATTTTGCTCTTGATTTTTGTATGAATGTAACATATAATTATAGTAACAGGAGAAAGAAGATGTCTGATACAAAAGATTTAGGTAGGTGTAGTGAGAGCGTAAGTGGAGAAGGACAATGGGGTAGTTTTCATCCTCATCAATGTAACAATAAGGGTAAAGTTGTTCGCGAAGGTAAAGTTTATTGTACGATCCACGATCCAGTACGAATAGAACTTAAAGCTCAACAGGCAAGTGAGAAGTGGAATAGGGAGATGACAATACGTCAAGAGAAGTTTGACAGAGAAAGGTTTTCTGTTAAGTATTGTGAGTACATGTCTGTGGACAAGTTAAGGGAACGAGTAGAAAAAGGATTTCACGCAGATGAACAAAACTCCAATAGTAATTGAACGTACTTCAGATCCAAACGTCATATGGATCAAGATCGCTACGAAGTGGTTTATGGTAGCAATCAAAGGTGAGAACAAAATGTACGTCAACGGACAACTCTGCTATAATTAAAAGGAGACGTAACGTGAAGATGCGTTGTATCATTGGTAGAGAAGTAGGAAAAGAGCAATGGGAGGAGAACTTAGAAGTGCATTCTCTAGCAACTGCAGAGAACGATATTCGAGAAATTGTAAAGTACTTTAATGATACTTTACGTCCTGGAGAGCACAAACGAAAATTTATTTCACTAGTAGGAAGAACTCCAGAAACTGATTTTGAAAAAGCAGTAGAAACAATAAACGATTGGATTAGAGATTTTCGTTTAGAGGTTCAGAACCTTTATGGAAGTGTGTGGGCTAAAGGAGTATTCCAAAGAGTATTGACAGCGAAAGATAAATACCTGGAGACAGGTAAAGATAAATCTCTTAAGGGATACGTTCGCAAAGCATTAAACTATATGGGCGACTATTCAGAAGAGCAGAAAATAAGGTTAAATGCTCTCTTAGAAATGGATTTAGAAAAAGCTTGGAAGGAAGAAGTAGCTAAAGGAGAATCAGAATGAAGACACTAAAAAGTATCTATTGGACAATGCATCCAGTTTGGTTAATTGGAGGGATACTAGTACTAGCAGTTGGACACTCTTGGTACGGTTGGTTAATTCTTGCAGCAGCAGTACGACAGACGAAGGAGTACTATGAGTAAGCAACTCGATCAGATATTGATGTTGTTCTTCACAACCTACGATGGAGCAATCGAAAAGGGTGGTCTTGAAGGACTAGGAGATGCTAAAAGAGCTTTAGATGAAGCAAGAGACAGCATCCAGAAGTTAGTAGTCCTTGAGAAGATGACTCGTAAGGAATGTAGCGATCACGGAAGAGTAAGTGGTTGGAATCGTTACAGATTGAAGCTACTAAGGAAGCTAAAATGAAAAAGTTTATCAAGAGAATTCTTTATAAGTATGAACAAAAGAAACGTGACGCACTACAAAAGTTAGCAATAACTATAGGATACTTCTACGTGGTCAAACAGAATTCTGCATCCCAAGTAGCTTTTGAGGAAGCCAGAAAGAACATAGACGCGTTAGGAATCACCAAATTGAATATTAAAGGAAACGTCTTCACCATTACTCTAACTCGCCCAGGATTGTTAATAGGTCATAAGGGAAAGAACATTGATCAGTTACACGCATATCTCTCAAAGGAATACAGAAAGAAAGTAGTCATTCACATAAAAGAAGAACGGGCACTACAGTATCTGTATCCATACCACCCTAACGACTACGATTGTGGAGATGAGTTTTAATGAGTAGAAACTTTCCCTACACAGTAAAGGAACAATATATTAAACTAAACGACGACGGTTGTTGCAGTATGCAGTCTGACGCAAGTGGATACCACTTCCAAAGATGTAGACATAAAGCTAAAGGAAAGATTGATGGAGTGGGATTCTGTGGAGTACATCTAAGAGCAATAAAGAGATGGAGAGGATATACTGAAAGTACAAACACAATATCATTCCCACCACAACCAGCAGCGAAGGATCTAAGGTTGGTAGAATTAGTAGAACGACATATAGGACACTTTAATGGTTTCGTAGATATCGAAGGACATAGAGACAGAGCTTATAAAGAAATAGAAGAGTACGTTCAAGAAAGGATAAAGGAGAGACAATGAACCAAGTACTTTACAGCAAAGTAATAGTTCCAGCAAGAGATGCATCTGACGGAGAAACTCCCACAAGGATTCAATGCACCCAAGAGGTAAGTGGGTTTGGAGTATTCATCACTGGAGCAGACAAAAACGAAATACTTAAATGGTTTTGGGAATACGAGAAAGAGAAAGCTATAGAATTTGCAGTAGACTATGCTCGCGAGTGTCTACTGAAGCCACTAAACGAGAGATAATGATATTAAGAGGATAACAAATGCCTTACATGGATAGTTGGGATCGCTTCGATAAGTGGAGGATGTACTACTACGTTCCTGACAGTACGTTTGGATACTATGAGACAAGCGCCCCCACACTCCTAGGAATCTTGAAGAAACTAATCCAAGCAAGAAAGATTTACAAGAAGATCAAAGCAGTAAGTATAAGAAGGAAACCAACGTGTAAGTGTTGTAAGTTACACCATACAGAGAGGTGGTAAGTGAAAGTAATAGGAAGAAGTAATTTCGATGACGAGACAGTATCAGACATCTTAATGCACGATAATCTCTCTGAAGCAAAAGCAACAGATCTAGCAATAAATTTGAATGGTAGAAATTTATACGCTAGATATAATTACATAGTAGTTCCAGACAATTACAAACTATACAGATTTCAACCATAGGAGAACATAAATGGGTAACAAAAGTAAGGGACCAGTTAAGCAAGTCACTATCAAGAACGCAGAAGGAAAAGAGAAAGTAATAGTGTTCCGTACTACAGGAGCATTTGGAACACCAAAGTACCTATCACCAAACTTACCGATAGGATACAAATGGCATCCACAAAGGAAGCAGAATGAAGAGAAAGTATCTTAAACTAGCAATAAGCGATATCGTTCGAGGAATAAGATTTCGATATCCTCTCTGCTGCGTAGCTAACTTTGCCTGGGATTCATACTTGCGTGGACGAGAAGAGCTACCTTACGGAAGAAAGACACTAAACGATTATGAAAAGAACTTCCACTACGTAAAGTGTTGGTGGTGTTCGAATAGAGAGCGAGTAAAAAATGGTAAACAAAGTTCTTAATCTAGGAACAAAAACAAAGTATGGAAAGATAGTAGCGATCATGTGGCTTGGTGAACGATACTATATGTGCAGCAGGTATCGAGGAAAGTTGACAAGTCTGATACCTGGTTCCATATTAGAGAAAGAAGAGAACGCAATGAGCCATGAAGAGTTCTTAGGAAGGTGTCAACAGTTAGGAATGAGTCCATGACCAAAGAAGAAATCAAAAAGAAGTGTAGTTGGGATATAGGAAACGAACCAGTACCAGGAGATCCACGCAACAAAGATTTCTTCGAAGCAGACGCAGAGAAGATAAAGAAACTTATAGAGGAGAACAGTAAATTAACTGGTGAACGATTCCAAATTAAACAAGGTTGGTCTGATTCAGGAAGAGTAGGAAGGATAGTTTCAGAACCCGTTACACATGATGGAATAGAATGGATAGGCGTCATCTTTGATGATGACGACACTGAAGAAGGATTAGCGTGGTACAAAACATCATCCATTAAGTTACTAAATTGGGAGAGAATGCATGGAAGTTAAATTTAGCTTTGGAGATAAGATAACTCAAGTGTTAATAAAAAATACTACCAAAACTCAAAAGATAGATTATGCAAGAACAAAAGCAGACATCAAACAACTAATTATAAAAGAGTTACAAGAGTTGAAGGAATCTCGCTGTGCAGTATTGGGAGCATACGTTGATGCAATTAATGACATGATAGACAGAGTATGTAAATGATACTAGTACCAACAGAAGTAAAAGATTATCACACTATGGAAGTATACGGTTGGTTGCGTATACCTGATTACATTATATCTGGAACGCTTAGGTTCGTCCTTAAAGAAACTATGCATCCAGTAAAGGTATCGAAGAATTGTAGTGCACACAAAGTAGACCTTCCTACAATCAGATTAGAATTACTAGAGTGGTTAGATCCAAAAACTCATCAACGCGGAAAAGCATTAACTCATAAAGAACTCACGCTAGATATATGTAAAAGGATAGCAGGGTTCGAAGAGAAGCTATGACCAAGCAAGAGAAAGAAAAGATTAAGCATGCAATCAGATTACTCACAACTGATCTAGATTGCTATGATGGTGGGTTAGAGATACTCTGGCAGTTAGCATACGACTGTCACTCTCCATTATATATTTTGTTGAAGGACGTTAAGGCAGTAACTCTAGACAAGTTACCAAAAGTAAATAGTGAGTTCACACATCCATGAAATCGTGGACAGAGTTCTATCAGAAGAGAGTAAGAAATAAAGCATACGAACAGTACGTATCAAATAGATACCAACCCTTCCTTAACTTACTGAAGCAAGAAAAAGGAACGATAGTAGAAGCAGGATGTGGAACAGGAATCATTACCAAGTTAATATTTAGCCAAGAGAACTTACATGAGATGTACGATCAGAGTATAGGAATGCTCAAGATCAGTAAGGAAATGCTTCCACAAGTGAAACAGCAAAAGTTTGATATTCGAAATGGTTACAATAAGTTAGTTGATTGCATATTCAGTCATGGTGTACTGGAACACTTTAATCCAGAAGAGATAAAGAAGATAGTTCACAACCAACTCAAAGTAGCAAAGAAAGTATTTCATTACGTACCTACATCTAAGTACAACTATAAGAGCTTCGGTGACGAACTACTTATGTCAACAAAGGAATGGAAAGAGTTAGTCAAACCCACAAGAACGCTAGAGTTTAATAACGGATATGATTTAGTTATGGAATGGAGTCAAAATGGAACAACATGAAGTAATTATACGAGACCATGGAAAGTATTATGTAGGTACAGTAAGTGACTACATCAACATAGCCAGAATTGATGGACTTGGTCCTATAGGTTTAGGTCTCAGAGAAGCAACATTAGAAGATTTATCTCAGTACAAAGAGAAGATCAATAAGGAGAGATAATATACCATGGCAAAGAAAAAGCAAATAATTGAATTAGCTCAACAAGTCATAGATGCTAAGTTAGAGGTAATGGCTTTGAAGTGGTGTGCTTGGACAATAGTAGAGCGTCTAGAGAAACTACTTCGAGATACTGATTGTGCTAAAGAAGACAGAGTCATAAAAGATTGGAGAAGGCAAATAAAAGGAATGATTGGATACCTAACAATCGAAACATCTACGAAGGTGATCAAATGATATGTAACGTAGTAACTGGTAACGTAGTGAAATACATATGCAAACACATCTACAGCTACAAGTATATTTGGGGAGAGGTTAGTTACAGAATCAAAGATCATCGCGATGATAATCAATTACCTGACAGTTGGAAGTATTGTCCAATCTGCAAAACAAAGATTCCAAAGTTAAAAGGGAGATAAAATGATAAAGAAAATTACTGTAGTATTATTACTTCCAGCAATAGTAATAGGCTCATTACTATTCGGAATCATATCTGGTATTTTGTTAGCACTACAATCAGTGTACTACATAGTAAAAATAGTTTTGGAGAATGAATGAGTCAACTCAAAGAAGAATTTGAAAAGTCTGTTAGAGAAAAATTTGGAACAGCCATAACTGGGGATCCTGCAAACATACGTCAATGTTTATTTGGTGCGAACTGGATACTAGAAGAAATAGGAAAGAGATTGACCGTAGGTGGCAGATACGCTACTAAGCAAGACATGGATAAGATCAAAGAGGAGTTGCAAGGAGAATAAATGAAGACGATACCTATATGTATAAATCATAAGTGGATTGGAACTATAGGATCTCTCAGAATAGATAAACTTATTGAGAAGGGTTTGATAAATGGTTCACTAGTTCTTGAACCAGGTTACATTAAGTATAAAAATGGTAAAGTAAAATTACTAGAAATATCAGTTTGTACAAATATAGGAAAGAAGAAATGAAGCAATGTAACATCTGTAAAGAGTTTTACAATCCAACAATCCTATCAGAAGTATTTGATCACGAACACAAAGAAGTAAGTACTGAGAAAGAATACTTTGGAAAGGAAATAAAATATGAAACCTGTACACGTTGTGGAGGATTAGGTAGAACACCCAACCATCCGCATATAATTGCTCATATTTGTGAAAGATGTAAAGGAGTAGGAAAGGTAAAAGAATGCAATTCAAAAACCTAGAACATAATCCAATCTTAGTAGTCAGAACAGAATCACACTGCCATGGTACATCATTACCAACCTCTGACATAGATACTAGAGGAGTAGCAATTCCCACACAAGATTACTTCTACGGACTAAAGAACTTTGAGCAGTATGAGGATAAAGAGAACGACGTAGTAATATATGGATTCAAAAAGTTCATATCACTAGCAGCAAAAGGAAATCTTTCCGCACTCAACTTTCTGTTTACACATAAACGAGATGTACTGTATACAGACTACTGGGGAGACAAGTTACTAGGGTTCAAAGAAAACTTCCTAAGCATGCAGATCCTTAATTGCATATTCGGATACATCAAATCACAGATACATAGGATGGATAGAGGATCAGGAAGATGTGGAAACCGTCAAGACCTAGTAGATAAACACGGATACGATACCAAGTTTGCATATCATGCAGTCATGCTAGGGTTCATTGGTATAGAGTTGGTAAAGACGGGGACTTACCATGCTTTAAGACCAGATGGAGAACAAAAACTGATAAAAGCAATCAGATTAGGTCAAACACCTTATGAAGAAGCAATGAGGATGATACAGGAAAGTCTAACTGTAATCAAAACACTAGAACCAATCGCACCTCTACCAAAGCATGTAGATGGAAACAAGATATCTGAATGGTGCGTGGAGTTCTTAAAGGAGTATTTTAATCAATGAGAGTACTAGTTTGTGGTGGAAGAGATTATAATAACGAGAAGAAAGTATTTGAAATACTTAGCAAAATAAATAAAGATACTCCTATAGATTGCATTATTACAGGAGGATCTACAGGTGCTGATATGTCAGGAACCTTTTGGGGAAGAAAATTTTGTAATCACGTAGAGGTCTATTATGCAGAGTGGGATAAATATGGAAGAGCTGCTGGCCCTATTAGAAATCAAAAAATGTTGGAAGAATCAAAACCCGATATGGTAGTTGCATTTCCAGGAGGAAGAGGAACTGCAGATATGATTTATAGAGCAGGATTAGCTAAAGTAAAGATTATGATAGTAGGAGAAGAGTAAATGAGAATTTCAATTAAATCAAAACCAAATAGTATTGAGTGGGATATTAAAGTAAGTTTGTACGCTAACATAGTAACAGTAATTGTACGTTTCGATAATGGATCTAAGATAGAGAAAGTTTTTTACAATCAGAACAAACAAGCTAAAAGATTTATAGATCGAGTTAAGAGAGAAGCAAAATGAAGAAGAAAAGAATCAGCCTAGATGAGTACAGTAAGTTAATGGATAGTATTATAGCAGAGAAACTATCTGTACCAGATACCTTAATTAAAATGCTTGAAGTAGCATCTCGTTGCGAGATAATAGGAATGAAGGAAGTAAAATGAAAAGATTCATATTCCACGTACTAGGACTATCTCACGCACAAACAAAGCGAGAGTATAGTTGTGATGCATTTACTCAGAAGGTTAGACTGATCTGCAAGATGTTAACCGAAAGGGGACATCACGTTATTCATTACGGAACAGAAGGTTCAGATCCAATCTGTTCAGAGAATGTAGATGTATTGAGTTTCGACACGTTTGCAAAAGTACATAGAGCATACGATTGGAAGAAGGATGGATTCCTTATAAGTAACGAAAACGCCGCAACAGTAGAGTTTAACAAGAATGCAATTTTGAGAATCAATGAAAGAAAAGGACCTACAGATTTCTTACTATGTAGTTTTGGAGTACAACATGAACCAGTAGCAAATGCAGTTAAGCCAATCATCGTAACAGAGTTAGGAATAGGATACGAATTATCATTCGCCCCCCATCGCATCTTCGAGAGTTACAACTACATGCACTACATATATGGGAAGGAAGGAAAGAAGTTGTGTCCTCACTTCTATGATGCAGTAATACCAAACTACTACGATTTGAATGACTACATCTACTCAGAAGAGAAAGATGATTACTTCTTCTTTATAGCAAGAGACACTCCTCTCAAAGGATTAGAGATTGCAATCAAGGCAACAGAAGCAGTAGGTGGTAAACTAATTGTAGCTGGTCAAGGAACGCCCCCGTTCACTAGTCCATGTATGGAGTTCGTAGGAGTAGTAAGTATTGAGGAAAGAGCAAAGTGGATGAGTAAAGCAAAAGCAACATTCGTTCCTTCATATTATATTGAACCATTTGGTGGAACAGTAATTGAATCATTGCTTGCGGGTACACCAGTCATCTCTACAGACTTTGGAGCGTTTCCAGAAACAGTCATTCATGGGAAGACTGGATACAGATGTAGATCTCTAGAACAATTTATTTGGGCTGCAAAGAATATAGGAAACATCAAACCAATTGATTGTAGGAATTGGTCAGTAAATAATTATTCATTAGAACGAGTAGCAAAGATGTATGAAGAGTACTTTGACATGGTGCAAAGAATTTATGTTAATAAGCAAGAAGGTTGGTATCAGCATAATGATGAAAGAACTGAACTGGACTGGCTCAAAAAATATTTTTAATTTAGCTCTTGATTTTTTCTCGAATGTAACATATAATTATAATGAGAGAAGAAACAGGAGGAACAAATGAAAACCTATTTAGAACTGAACGCAGAAGGATTATCACCAGCAGAGCAAGAAAGACTAAAGAATACTTATAAGGAGTGTAGAGACTGCGGAGAAGAGAAACCAGAGTTAGAATTCTATCCGTGGAACAAAGAAGATCGAGGAGGACAAAGAAGTCCTCGCTGTATAGTTTGCGATCACGTTCGCAGTGCTCTAATTGGAAGCAAGAAGAAAAAGTCGAAGACTGTTAAGAGTGTTCTCGAGAGGTATAAAGTTGGTACCACCTTCATTATGAGGGATAATACAGTAGTAAACATTATCAGTTTCGACTACATTGGAGCAGATATGTGGGCAACTTTAAAGTACACGGATGGACATCAAATCCTTAAGAAGGTACACGAGTTGGAGACAATGTAATGGAGAAGTACAAGATAGGTGATAAAGTTCAACTACTTGCAGGAGAGACGACAATTGTTTCAGTTCTAGATAGAGGATCAGAAGTGTGGTTAACATTACAGTTCCCTAATGGTGCGATTACATTACAGGTAGTAAAAAAATAAGGAGCTCAAATGGCAGCTAAAGATACGAGAGGTCTTAAAAGGTTGAGAGCAGGGAAAGGAAGAGTACCTTCGTACGAATGCGACAACTGTAAATGCAAACGATACTCTCCCTGTACGTGTACACGAAAAGGTGGAAAGCAAGTACAGGTAGAAACTCCAGTAGAAGAGACTAAGGAGACAACATGAAGGTAACTTGGTCAGATTCAGATCGCTTTACAATAGAACCAGAGTTCGGTGAAGACGTTCGAGAGATTGCTGCGCAGGTAATCGTAGCAAGTTATAATGGAGGTAGTCCAGTAGGATTAGGATTCACAAGAGCATTTCAAACCACTCTAACAAAAGAAATGGCGTATAAGATGTTAGATGGAGAAGATGTCTCTCATGACTATCCAGGAGACAGTCCTAACAAGAAGAACGAAGTATACATGGACTACGTATTCGGTCGTTGTTGCAAGACGCTAGTTAAGATTGAGGAAGGAAGAGTCGTAGGAAGAATCTCTTCCAGAGATCAAAATCCAAAAGCAATCATCAAAGCAGTAAAAGCAGGTTTGTATAAGTAAGAAGAAGGAGGCTCCAATGTTCAAGGTTGGAGATCTAGTAAAACTTCGTAAAGGTTATGAGAGTCAAATGCTAGCAAGACCAGGCGCACTAGCAAAGGTAACTGAAGTGAACATAGGATATTCAGCTACAGGATTTCCAGGTAGCATGTGGATAGAGTGTATCCGAATAGAGTGGCTGAGAGATAATTTAGACATGAATCAGAGCAACGGAATGTATAGTCCAAGCCACTTTAGCAAGGTAAGAGAAGAAGCAAGAGGACAAAAGAAAAAGAAATGAAAATGTACCAACTCATAAAAGATATAGAGCATCCATTTGGAAACTTCAAAGCAGGAACAACCAAAACAGTTACAGGTTGGATGGACGCATTTGGAGTGGATTGGTTAGCATGTTTTGAAAGAGATATAGAAAGCAATCCAATTTGGTTTAAGGCGATAGATGTTTAAAGAACTTTTATATCCATGTAATAATTTAGTCAAACCACACACTAATGATCTCAAGGAATTTTTTTATAGACATGATCCATGTACGAAGGCAAATACAATTTGCGATTCTTGCAAGACAAGAGAAAAGATTAAATCATTAACTCTCACTATCAAGTCAGTAATATGGAACAGTGGATTATGTTCTGCTAGTGAAGGAGATAAGTTAGCAGAAGATATTGCAGAAGAACTTATGAGGAACACATGATTACTTATTACGTAGTTAGACAAAACGCTCGTATATGTGGCAAGTATTGTTATTATGTAGGAGATTGTTTAGGACATTATAAGTGGACTAAGAACCTTAAAAACGCATATAGATTCTCTGAGTTAGGATTAGCATTTGAGTATAAAGAACATTTAAAATTTAACAATCCAAAGGTAGTAGCAATTCAAGTCAGAGGAGATGGAAAGATCAATCCACGCCACATTCCCCAAGTGATGAAGAAGCGAATGTGTAAGATGTGTGGAGTAGAAGTAGTAGAAAAACAATTCGATATTTGTGATGACTGTGCAAGTCCTGATGATGGATACTTACCAGGTTACAAGGGAGAGGTACTCTAATGGTCTGTAAAAAGTGTAGAAAACTAGTTCGAAACGATTGTGTACTTACAACTGGAGTATGCGTCTTCTGTCACTACCATATTCGTACTTGGGATAGTAATGGACAGTTAGTAACCAAAAAAGAAGCATGTGAACCTCTTCGCAAAGACAGATTCATAGTAGGATTTGGAACAAGCGAAGGTACAGTTCTTTTAGGTACCCAAGATAGATATGGCGAAATACCTTTAACATTAAGGAAGGCAAAACAAGTACAAAAAAATTATCCAGGAATGGTAATCTACGAACTTCAACTCTATAAGGTAGGTTAAGAATGCATCCTAGTTCTTATAATGAAATGAAAGACTTCGTAAGAAGATATTTAGACGAGAGTAAACAACTAGCCATCCTAGACGTAGGAAGCGTAGCTGTTAGAGAAGATTCTTCTACGTACAAAAGTTTGATGTCTTCCAATTGGAAATATGTAGGACTAGATATTGAGAAGGGAAGGAATGTAGATTTAGTAATCAAAGATCCATATAATTGGAGAGAGATAGAAGACGAAACCTTCGACGCAGTCATTTCAGGACAAGCACTAGAACATATAAAGTATCCTTGGTTGACGATGCAAGAGATAGTTAGAGTAACAAAATCAAAAGGACTAATATGTATCGTAGCTCCCTCTAGTGGATTTGAGCATAGATTTCCAATAGACTGTTATCGATTTTATCCAGATGGCTTAACTGCACTAGCAGAATTTACCAACATAGAAGTATTAAAATGCTATTGCAATAACGAAGGAATATGGAAAGATACCGTAATGATAGGAAGGAAAAAATGAATCAATGTCCAACATGTAAGCACTTCTCAGAGACAAAGTTAGGAAGTTGCGTACTGATAGAAAGTATATTCATAAACGCAGAAGGTAAGTTGAGATGCTCAAGTTACCTAACCACTATAGTAGAAGAACCCGTTGAGGTAGAAGACTCAGCAGGACAAGAAATAATCGACCATACAATAGAAGGATATTAAAATGAGGCTACCCCTTAATCCAATGAAGTACTGTACGTGTAAGTTTAGAAAGATAAAAATCTTCAATGTGAGAGTATCACCAATGAGTGATAATTTACTTAGCGGTGTATTTATTTGCGACTTCTGTCATAAGATCGTTAGAGGTCTAGGACAAGTACCAAAAATATTTCCGTATGGAAGGAAAATAAAAGGAGACGAACGATGCTAGTACGATCAATAAAAGATAACAAGGATGGATCAGCACTAATGAAGTACTCCATCACTGATGCAGAGAGAGAACTCTTTCGAAAGGAAGCAAGACAGCAACATAAGAAGTTCAACGATGAGTTCATCAACAAGAGTATCTTAAAAGGACTTGCGAGTTACTTGCTTACTGAAGCAAAACGTAAACTCACTCCTGAACAACGTCACATGAATGAGATACTTGAGTTGCAACATCAAATGAAACTCTTACGCCGCCGCAATCAAAGGTTGATTAGGAAGATCAAGCTGGACCAAGAGAGGAATTTAGAACCTCTAGGATCTTAATATGAGAGAATGCGAATGTCCTTACTGTGGGGACTACACTGAAATTAATCACGACGACGGATATGGATACGAAGAGGGAGAAGCATTTAATCAAGAGTGTGAACACTGTGGAAAGACATTCGTCTACTATACGACAATCACTCATACATACGACGCTCATCAAGCACCTTGTCTTAATGGCGAATCTCATAAGTGGAAACCAATAGTAGGATTTCCATCAGGATGGTTATCCAACTTTCACAGATGTGAGTACTGTGCTAGAGAAGAAACAATAGATTCAAATTTGCGATACAATCACGACACAGATTCATGGAGACCAAAAGATGAAGAATCAAAAAGTAACTAAACTACATCTTCGTAACGAACACGGAGACTATAACGTATCTGCTAATCATGGAGAAGCAGATCTAGTAGAGTTATGTGATATGTTCGAGAGACTATTACTTGCAGCAGGATATTCTTTAGCTGGACACGTAACAATAATCGACGAGGACAAAGATGGATAACGGTTGGAGAAAGAACTTTGTAGGAATATGGATAGCAATACTACTAGTACTACTAATGAGTACGATTTCTTCAATGTTATCATGAGGAGTATAGAATGCACACACAAATATCACTATGTCATCACTGCTTAAGTATGACTCATACATTCGAAGGCCACTGCGGGAAGTGCCACCAACCTAAAGATAACGAACATTTCGAAAACGAATTAAGGCAACCAACAATAGTTAAAGAGAAACCATTGAGTTGCGAACACCATAAAGGAGAAGGACAGTGGTGTGAAACGTGTTGGAACTATGAAGTAAAGATTGCTGATCTAGAGAGACGTTTAGCAATTGCACACAGAACAGTTAGAAAACACGTTGAGACAATACTCAAGTTAGTGAAGGAAAGAAATGAAACTAATACTCACAATACTTAAGATTTGGTTGATCCTAGTACTGTACGTATACTACATAGTTGGTATAATAGTACTAAGCATCTGGTGGGCATTCGAAGGACTGTTTAAGAAAGAAAAGAAAAATGGATGAAGTAAAACGTACATGTAACAGCTACGGATACTGCTCTTATAGAGTGCAGGGTACCTGTGGATGGGAATGTACCTACAAGAAGTATTGTGATTGGCAAAATCCTAGAGACAGTAGACTTAAGGAAAAAGAAAATGAAGACATGCAAGAACTGGAACCCTAATTGTTCATATACAGTTAAGAGTGATAATCTAGGTACAGTACTTAATTGCAAGTATGAGGAATATTGCTATTTTCAAGATCCTAGAGATGAAAGTAAGAATCCTTTAAGGGAGTTAGATCAGAAATGAGAATGTGGAATGTACCAACTAACGTTTTATGCAGACGTCATCTCTTAGGAGAACATTTAGAGATGCACATGTTTGCTGGAACCATTCTAAAAAAGATTTCGATCAAAGGATACGTAGAGAAGGGATTAGTAGAAGTTCATAATATTGCAAAACGCCATCAAGAGTTAGTAGACGAAATGATTAAGAGAGGAATAAAACATCAATCAGAATTACAATCTTTTGAGTCTTGGGTAGAAGGAAAAGTAAACGTAGAGGAAAATCTAAAAACACTTAAAAGCAGATGTACTCTCTGCAGAATAGGAGATGCATCATGAGTTACGAAGGATATACGCAATATCTTTGTAAGAATGGACACTACTTTACGAGAGATTGTTACGAGATGGAGCCAGATAAGTGCCCTTTTTGTGATGCTGAAATAGTTTGGTGGAATATGGTAAACACCACTAATGGATCTTTTGATACTGATCCGAAGACAGGAAAAGAAGTAAGGATAGATGGATATGTAGAACTAGAAATACTAGAAGAACGCAAGTGTGATAAATGCAATAGCGTTTTAGAGTTGCGATTTAAAGTACCAGAAAAGGGTGGACATAAAGGATCACCCACTCCTCTAGACGCATTTGAAGATGAGTGATAATATATCATGGACGAACAAAAAGAACAACCCAGAAGCTTAATAGTTCGAATGAAGATTGAGTTTGGATATGAGACTGTTACCCAACTCAAACAAGAGTTCGACAAGCTAAGTGCAAAAGATAAGCAAGACTTAGTTGATGCTTTTAATGCTGAGGGTAAACCAACGACACTCGGAAATGTATAATTGGTATTTATTTGATCAAATACTTTCTGTGCTACTGACATTAACTTGTTGGGGATATATTTTATTGTTAGAGTGTTTTTTATTCTTTGGCAAAGAAATTTTTGGAGAAAACGAAATGAAAAAATTAAAGAAGAATTTATCATTTCCTAAAGATACTAGGTCGCATTTTTGTTTGGTAGGATTGGGGAAGAAGAAAGTAAGACTTTATATAGATGATGAGCTGTATGGTGTATTAGACAATAATTGTACCCTAGAGTTATGGATTCCTCCAAGATCTGAAGGAGAAAAGAAATGATTCAAGTACTCCTATTTCTATCGTCGTTAACACATGTACAACCAATGCAACTTCCTCAACAGTTACCAGTACCACAAGTTCAGATCCAGAAGGTAGTACAAGTAGAGTTACCAAAGTGTGAACCTATGAAGATAGAATTCAATAGTAGAAGTGTAGACTCGTATGCATAAAATTCGTTGGCATGAAGAATGGTATAATCGATGGTGGGGTAAGATTTTAAGAATACCCGTTGCAATAATTCTTACAACATTTATGTACGTGTGCATCATTATTGGCGTAACTGTAGATTTTTTTATAGAATTAAAACGTTCACTACTTAAGAACTGGTACTTTTAAGGAGCTACAAGTGAAGGTACTCAAGATAAGTTATTTAGATAATCCACCTAAACCATACGTTAGTTGGACAGAAAATGCTATCAAGAGTTTACTAGTCACCAATGGATTTAATTTAGATAAAGAAATAACCAGATGTGAAGACGCTATGACGTATGAGATCATGTTTTATCAAAAGGAGTCAAATGACTGCACTCCGAAATGAGATGATTTCAATTATTAAGGTTGATCAACAAGAAAAGTTGCCTTTAGATTTTTTAAGGTATGGAAGACATATTCAAGAGATCAAAAAAGTACATTTACCATTTGCAGATTATTGGTGCGAATGTTTAGATGGAAAAGGAAATCTATCCATACCCAGAATAGTATTTGAGAGGAAGTCAATAGAAGATTTATTTATGACTCTCACAACAGGAATGGAACGATTTCAAAGAGAGATTCAAAAAGCATTAGACTTAAACATCCAGATGTATTTAATTATAGAGGCAAATATTTCAAGAGTAGAAGGAGCTATTATAGGAAAGACAAACGGAGAACAAATCCTTAAAACACTAATGACCTTACGAGTTAAATATGGTGTAGAACCAATCTTTTGTAATGATAGAGATGAAATGGAACTACAAATAGTAAGTACGTTCCTAGCAGTAAGACGTTATTGGAAGAGACATAAAATAGTAAATGATGATATGTTAACGATAAAGGAGGAGTAAAGTGGAAATCGAGACGTTTGAAACAACAGAAGTAGGAGTCGAAGGTAAGATTGAAAACTTCGAAGAGAGTAAAGGGTTGTGTGAGAAGTTGGGATTAGAAGGACAGAAAGAATTCTTCAATGAAGAGAAGAAAGAGATAATTCCATACCGTAAGATTACAGCACAAGAGAAACTAGTGTATGAAACTATCCTTCCTACCAAACATAAGTTGAAGGATTACTCTGATGGAGTCATACCTCTACGCGTCCTACAAGTTGCAGCACACGCAATTGAGTTAGGAATATGTACAGTCGTAGAAGTTTGGCATCAACCTAACGGAGATGTAAAAGATCCATTGTTGGTTGGTAAAGCAGATGACAAGTATTCGACAGAATACTTTATTCTTGCACGTTGGGGAGAGATTCTTGAACCCTTTAACAAGCTAGCAGAGATTGCAAAAAAGATTCTGATAGCAGAATATAAAGGACGAATTCAAAAAGTCATTCATGAAGCAAAACAGTTCGAATGTACTTTAGAAGCGCAAGCAGAAAGAGCTATTCTCACGGGTAAGGGTCCTTCAATTAGTTGCTATATCAGTGACTAAGGAGTAAGATGAACGAGTTGATTGCAATAAATAAGAAGACTGGAGAGGTAAGACAAGTCTCTTCAGTTACATTAGGACCAGGATGGAACTTTAGAGGAATGGTATTTATAGATGGTGGTTGTGTACCAAACGATGAATGGGACATCTATATGAAAATACCAGAAGCAAGTGATTACGTGAAAGAGTGATAATATTAATGAGTAATAACATAGGAGGAAGATGATGAAGAAGCTAATATGCTGTTTTGCGTTGTGTTTATTAACAACGTTTGTAACAGTGCAAGGATATTGTGCCTCTATGACTTTACCACCAATTGAAGTCACAGCAGAAGTAAAGGCACATCTAACTCTAACACTTCAGATTCACGATGGATTATCTTTTAGTGATCCAGTTGTGACGAAAATGATATTTGGTGTGTTAGTTCTAGACGAAGTTACTAATACATATAGTTCACCGAAGGTGTTTACAATAGAAGCTAAAGCACATTCGAATAGCGTACCTTATATTGTTACACAAACGGGAACTGTACTAACGAATACTACAGGACAAACACTACCAACGCTAACACAAATCGTAGAACCCAACGCTAATGGAGAACCTATTCGTGTAGGAGCTCATTACGGTACCAAAGGAACTTGGGTTGGAGTAAGTAAAGTAATATACGACAGTGGCAGTGGTGGAAAATTAGAAGTTCTAAACGCTAGATATACTGTAGCATCTGATGGAGTAAATAATATTACAGTAGATCAAAACGTAGGTGTGTACTCAGCAACAATCACGTATACAGTAACGGCATAAGTATGAAGGTTACAATTAAGATAGAAGACTCGAAGGTAATGGAAGACTACCAAGAGAAATTGATGGAGGCAGTTAACTTCTATTTTAATAAACCTTACCATTGCGACCTACCAGTACGTAGAGGATCCTCCATCTTCTCGTACTTAGGTCGCGAGTTTGATGCAAAGGATTATTGGAGGACAATGAATGGAAACTAACGTTCTCAGAATTATTAAAGTGATTGCAAAAGCGAATCCAACTCTTAGTCTTGCAAACATAGTAGGAAGAATGTTTGTACAAGGAACTGACATCAGTAACATGAGTGATGAATCTCTGATAAAATTACTTAAGGGTTACTACCGGAGTAAGAGAGACGAAGCAAAAGAGTTAGTAAAGTTGGAAGCAGAAGTAGCCGATACTCCTGAACCAATAGTACCAAAAACTATACCTACTTCTATACAGAGCTTAATTGTAAGAGGGTATAGTGATGAAGAGATTTACCAAATTGTAAAAACAACCAACCCGACTCGTACGGAAAAAGAAGTACGTACTCGTATAAGATTGGCACATTTAAAAATTGCGAGAAACAACGGGGTTGAAAATGAAGAGGAATCAGAAACGAATTAAAAAAATTTTGGCTCAAGTAGAAAAGATATGGATAAGATTTCCAGAGTTAAGTTTTACACAACTGTTGCATACAATAGATGACGAAATATTTAGAGACCTGCATCTACTATATGATGACTGCTACTTAGAGATGGTACTTGATGAGTTTGTAAATAGAATGAAGAATAAAAAGGAGGATCCAAGATGAGGTTGAAGATAGGAGAACGTCTGATTATTGAAAGATTTATCCCTAGAGAGGCAACTTACGCCGAAGCAGTTGCATCAATTGAGATTCGCAACAAAGTAAGAATGTCTCCTGAGGAAGAGCAAGCACAAGGAGTACAGAGAGATGGAAGAACTGTAAGTTGGAAGAATCCTGATTACGAAGTAGACATCCCTCTTACACAAGAAGAACTAGACGTAATTCAAAAAGGGATTGACAGATTAGATAGAGAGAGCAAGATAGAAGTCAATCCAATGGTACTAGACCTTATTAAGAAAGTACGTAGTACAAAAGGAGAAAAGAAATGACACAACAACAGATAGGTTTCATAACGATGGGTGGAGGGATACTATTAACAATACTAGGATTAGTATTCATGTTAAAAGTAGCTCCAGTTCAAGCAGTTGTAACAGCAGTTGGAGTTGTAATGACACTAGTAGGTAATATGATAAGGAAAAACGACATTCCAGTCAAGGAGTAAGTTATGGACATAACTCCATTATTGATTGCGTTTGTAGTATTTGGTATCATCGATTTGATCTTCGTAGGTAGTACCATGATATCAGTTAGAAAATTAGTAGTGGGACTAGCTGAAGGAAAGGTAGTACTGAAAGTAGATCAAGTCAAGCATACTAAGTCGCAAACAGAATCAACAATTCAAAGAGGTCAGACAGGTTCATTCAAAACAGAAGATTAATTTATGATTGCAAAGGGTTGGATAACTGACGAAGGTTATAAAGAATTTTGGGATACAAAAAGAAGCCAGTATAGGTTTGAACATCAGATAGTGATGGAGAAGCATTTAGGAAGAAGGTTGACTAAAAATGAAAGAATCCACCATATAGACAATAATAAGTTAAATAATAAAATTTCAAACCTATTACTTATGTCAATACGCGATCATGCTTTATTGCATTCTAAACTTTATGACTATTTAGTTCAGACGGGTAAACTTAATTTAGTTTTAGAGTATATAGATTGGTTTTTGAAAGGACAAAAACATGACTAATTGGTTTACATCTGATTGCCACTTCGGCCACGAAAACATTATCAGGTATTGTGGTAGACCATTTCACCACTGCGCAGAGATGGACTCTACAATTATAACTAATTGGAATGAACGCGTCAAACCTGAGGATACAGTTTACTTCTTAGGAGATTTTTGCTTCAAGAAGAGTAAGGAAGCACCTCTAGGAAGTACGAGCAGTGATTTTTATAGGAAGCAGTTAAACGGAAACATTATTTTTATAGCAGGTAATCACGATCACAACAATGGAATTAAGTCCATCATCCTAAGTATGATAGTTGAGTATGGTGGACAGAAAATGTTGATGATTCACGATCCAGGAAAGATAGGTAACAGTTGTAAGTATCATATCGTTCTGTGTGGTCACGTACATGAGAAGTGGCGATTTAAAAAGCTAGATAAGTCTACCACGCTAATTAATGTAGGTCAAGACGTTTGGAATTTTAAACCACAAACCATTACAGAGATTATGTCTGGATATGCGAAGTGGAATAAAGGAGAAGGTAAATGAGTAAGCGAGAAATCCCATTCGAATATAGAGCATATGTGAACAAGCATAGAGATGATATCAAATTATTATCAGACATATGCAATTACGTAAAAGAACGAAAAGATTGGTACGTAGATAGTGCGAATGGATGGCATTATTTAGTGAAGGTAGATAAGAAAGCAGTAGTTCCTTACTCATTTAATAAGTATACTTTGCAAGATGCTTTAAGAGGATTCGAAAAAGAAGATTGGGATATGGTTTTAAAACAACTCGAATATGAAGCGCAAGCAGAAATGAAAAAGAAGTGGAAAGAAGATCATGAAAAGATACGATAGAGAATTTGTAGTCATGATAGGAAATATAGGTAGTGGAAAGAGCACACTAATTCCTTTTTTAGTTAAGGAAGGATACGTAGTAGTAAGTAGAGACTCTTTACGTTACATGTTGGGAGCAGGAAAGTACACATTCGATAGTATGCTAGAACCATGCGTCTTCCAATCTGAGAAAAAGATTCTACGATCGTTAATGACTACTGGTGTCAATATAGTAGTAGACGAAGTAGGAATGAGTAGATGGATGAGAGCATACTACTTGAAGTTGTGTAAACGTAGAAGGTATAAAGCTACTGCAATAGTTATGAAACAACTCGATATGGAAACGTGCGTAGATAGACGAATGCAAGATCCACACGGACAGCATAACAGAAAACTATGGGAAGGAGTATGGACGCACTTCGATAAAGTCTACCAAGAACCTTCCTTCAGTGAAGGATTTAAGAGAATAGTGAGGTTATAAAATGGTTATACATAACATGCCTAAGTTGGATTCTCCGTTTGTTAGGAAGGATATCAATAATAAGCATGTGGTAATAGATGCTGTCAACCCAGGATACGAGTGGGTTTTCGACGATAATCGTGTGATAGCAACCGAGAAACTCAATGGTACTAACGTTAGTATAATCATCGAAAATGGCAAGATAACCAGGATTTTTAACAGAACAACAGAGATACCTTTCTTCAATAAAGGCAAGACTTTTATTGTTCAAGGAGTATTGGAAGCGTTTCAAAGGGATTATACTAACTTTACAGATGGACAATACTTCGGAGAATTGATAGGTCCTAAGGTACAGGGCAATCCTTATAAGTTACAACAGCACGTTTGGGTACCATTTGAAGGATATGTAAAGGATCATCTTCGATACAAGTCGTGGGGTAAGTATCCAACTGACTTTGAAACAATATCACGTTGGTTTAAAGAAGATCTATTTTCACTGTATCAAGCAAGGTTAGGAGGAGAGAAAGTATTTCCAGAAGGAGTAGTATTTTATCATCCTGATGGAAGAATGGCAAAGCTTAGAAGAGATATGTTCGATTGGTATGACGGTCCTCAACACGGAGAGAAGGAGAAGTAAGATGCTAGATTTATTTGGATTGGGTGCAGTAGCAAATCAATTAAAAGAAATAGCAACTCAAATTGCTCCTGTCACAGAACAGTTAAAAGGAATTGCAACTTCTACAGCATCTGCAGTAGCTCATTTGGATGATGCTATTAACGTTTTACATCAAGTAGCTACAGCATTATACGCAACATCAGTAACACTATCGATCCTGACTTTTATTTCTGCTGCTGCGATAGTTTCTGATATTGTAGTGATAATACAACTAAGAAGATTTTTGAAGAAGAAAGAAGAATTGAAATCGTGAAAGATTGCAGGGTAGAGAAACGGTATCTCGTGAGGTTCATACCCTCAAGACAGTGGGTTCGACTCCCATCCCTGCTACCAGGGGGTGTAGCTCAATTGGTAGAGCATCTGCCTTGCATGCAGAGGGTTGGAGGTTCGAGTCCTCTCACTTCCACCAAGCGAGATAGCTCAGTGGGAGAGCAGTCGCCTTATAAGCGACAGATGATGGTTCGAGCCCATCTCTCGCTATAGAATTGGAGTAGTAATGAGTACAATAAAATTAGAATTTAAAGTAGACGATATAGTATACGACGATTTAACCAATCAGATGGTAAAGGTTCTTGGCGTAGAATATAGAGATGGAGTGAGAAGTAAAAGACACCGAAGAGTAAGTTGTCATTGCGTAAGTTATTGGGTAGATAGTAAATATCTTGGAGGAGGAAGGCATCCTTGGGAGTTGACAAAATTAAAATGAACGGACGCTTATTAGTAATAGGAGACATTCACGGAAATCTAAGAGCACTAGAACAGTGTCTTGAACGGTCTCACTTCGATAAGACTCATGATAGACTGATAGTTCTAGGAGACGTAGTAGATGGTTACCCAGATACGAAGACGGTAGTATCCAGATTAATCAATTTAGGTAACGCGTGTAAATTTATTTTAGGTAATCATGATGAGTGGGCAATGGAGTGGATGTTATATGGAGCGCAACCAGACATATGGACTAGTCAAGGTGGTTGGGCAACAATAAAATCCTACAGAGATCCAAGACTAGGAATCACGATACCAAAAGGACATAGAGAATTTTTTAGTAAGGCACCAATTTACTACGAAGAAGATGGTAGACTATTTCTGCATGGAGGAATCAAACCAAATACTCTAGTAAGAGAAAATAATAGAGACTACATCTTATGGGATAGAAACTTAGCAGATACAATTCAAGAGAAAGAATTTCCTGGAGAACGTACAGACTATAAATTACTATCAGCATACAAGGAAGTGTTTATAGGACACTCAGCATATAGTAGCATACCTAGAACAAAATATGGAGTATGGAATTTAGATACTGGAGCAGGTTGGGGAGGTAAGTTAACAATCATGGACGTATACACTCACGAATACTGGCAGAGCGATTCAGCAGAAGAACTCTATCCAGGATATCGTCATAGAGGACCATAATGGAAGAAAAATTTTTATCAAAAGACGATGCATTCTTAAAGTATTACGTAGAAGAGTTTAGAGCGAGACGTAAACTTAAACTTAGAGGAGAATGCAAGATGTGTGGTAAGTGTTGTGATGGAGGAATAAGAACATTCTATATGAATCCAGTAACAATGCAAGCGGAGTTAAGAGAGCAGAGTGATAAACAGTGTCCGCATTTTGACACTAAGACTAAGAAATGTACTAAGTATTTTGAAGACAGACCTATTTTATGTAGGCTGTTTCCATATACACCAGAGAACTTGTATGAAGGATGCGGTTATTATTTTGAGGAGGAAAAATGATCTACGAATATAAATGCGAAAAATGCAAGAGGACGTTTGAAGTAAAGCAGAGTATGAAAGATAAAGCTTTTACTAATCATAAAGAAGTAACAGAAGGACATCAAGGTTTATCTGAACCATGTGATGGAAAGATAGAGAGGCTAATTTCTAGAAACGTAAGCGTAGTATTTAAAGGAGAAGGTTGGACTAGAAAATTTCATACAAGAACAGGAAAAAATTTAACTAAGATCGACAGAGCACTAGGTAGTATGGGTATAGATGATAGTGGTTCTGACTGGTCTAAGCGAGAGGAATAATGAGAAGTTTATCTGGCGACGAACCACCACAGAAGAAACCTAGACCTGATATGAGAGGTATGACTATTGCGAACATGCACGCAGATTGCAATAAGTGTTTTGCGAAAGCTTTAGGATGCGACGCTATACCAAACACATTAGGTTGCGTTATTAATGCAAGAAGATTTAAAGCTGAAGTGGAAAAAGCTGTAGAGGAAAAAGAAGATAGCGTAGACAAAGAAATGGAGAAAGAGGAACGAAAAGCTATCCAAAGTTTATTAAATTTAGCTGCAACTGAAGCCGAAGATAAAGCAGATGATGAGATGGAAGCTAGCGAAACTCCATCATCTCCCACAGACGACGACGAAGACGACGATTAAATAGTATCAAACTTTTAAGACTTATAAATGTTTTAATATCATAGCAGAACATATTTTGGAGGTAAATAATGGAATGCGAAAAGAAGAGAAAGTTTTTACCAAAGAATAAATGGGTAGTAAATAAGTTAAAAATATTTTTTATGGAAGCTAAAAGAGCTGAGGATGAGTATCGACATAGCCTTCGCAAAATAGAAGAAAAGATGCAGAGAGTATTCAAGATGGAAGAATTAGAGTTATTAATCAAAGATGGTCAGATAGAAGGAATCGGTACACCAAAAGATCCAAAGATTTTAAAGACAGTAACTAGAGTAGAACTTGAAGGAGTGTAGTCATGCAAGGAAAAGTAGTACTACCAATCAAGGGAGTAAGACAAAAGAAGTATTGTTGTGGTCCCGCTTGTATTGAGATGGTACTATGGTATTACGGCTACAAAGTAAGTCAAGATCAAATCAAAAAAGAAGCGAGAGTAGGATCACAAAGAGGAATGTTTCCAAGTCAGGTGCTAAAGTATCTAGAGAAATATGGAGTGATTTGCTCAAAAGTTAAAACAATGGATGTAGACAAGTATCTAGAAAAGCCTAGACCATTAATTTTAGGTTTAGAAAATCACTACGTACTACTAATAGGTCACATAAATAAACACCTCATCTTAATTGATCCATCAACAGGCAGAAAGAGCATAGTGGCAAGAAGTTATTTGAAGGATGTTAAAGATTATACAAAAATATTAAAGGTGCAATATGAGTAGAAAAAGCAAATCAGATATTATTTTAGAGTCAATAGTTGATTTAGATAAACGTCTAAGAAAGATAGAAGATGATGTAGCTGCTACAAAGAAAGCAATCCGACTATTGATTACTGTAGGAAACGTAATAGGTTTAGTAGTAGGAGCTATTATAGGATGGTTTCAATTTTTTGGTAGAGGTTCAAAAGGAGCTCGTGGGAGAAAACGTGGAGGAAAAAAGAAATGATAGTAAGAGCTATAATATTTTTAATGAAGATATTGTACGTAGTAGTATCTCTACTATTACTTCCTGCTGAATTAATTAGAGTGGGATTATATAAAGTAATAATGAATTATGAAGCAAAGAAAATGTTAGCACGTTTAAGCAAGATGTTGGGAAAAGAAGTTACAATAGACGATCTCAAAAATTTTCATAAGGAGTCTTAATTGAACGAGAATCTAAAAATATTTATTAAGAATTCTAGTAAAGATATTAACTTTGGCGATTACGCTTTAGAAGTTAAGATGATGATGGACGGTGGTAGAGTACTCCACGACAAAGAATACATTGCAAAAGTTTATTGTATAGAAAAAGAACAGAAAATAATAGTGGTGGTAGCTGATGATCGTTCAGGACTTGAGACTTTTGAGAACAACGTCCTCAGATCTAGAAACGTTTGATTCTGATCTAGAGCAAGAGTTGATCCAAGAGTTAGCAAAAAGTAAAACGGGTGTCGGTCTTAGTGCCATTCAAATAGGAATTCCAAAAAGAATGGCTATCATAAAATTAAGTAATCAAAAGTTATTGACAATCTGGAATGCTGAAATCATAAATCATCAAGGATCTGTTTTGGGTGAAGAAGGATGCTTAAGCGTACCATTTAAATTTGTTAACGTTCCTAGGCATCGAGAGATTACTTTGAAGAACGGTGATGGAAAGATTTTAAAATTTTTAGATTGGACTGCTAGAATTATAGAGCACGAGATGGATCATTGGAGAGGTGTATTGATTACTGATTACGAAGGTACACAAGACTATGGAATCTAAAAAGAAAGAACTAAAAATAGTCGATATTCGAAAGATAAGATTCGCTCCTGAAATAGAAGTAGAGTTTAATAAGAACGTAGATGCTGATAAAATTATTGCTCACGAAAAGATTAGGAAGTGGGACGTAAAGTACGATGGTTCATTGACTAATGGCGCAGAGTTTACTCCAATAGACAGTAATAAACTTTATTGGAATAGAGAAAGTTTAAGACAAATACAAGACGTTCTAAGACGTATAAAAACTCATAGAGGAGTAGTGAGTGGACGATGTGGATTACATATCCATTTAGATATGACTCCTTTTTCTGATGAAGAAGTAGTGAAGATAGTGCAAGAATTTATTCACAAACAAAGATGGATTGTAAATAAGTTTCACGTAAAACTTGATAGGTTAGATAATACGTGCAAACTATTGCCAAGAAAATATCTAACAAAAATTACTGCTAGAAATATTCATACTTTAAGAAAGCAAGGCGATTGGTATTCACAATATAATTATTTCGACAGGTATTCAGCTCTTAATATTTTATGCCTATCCATAAATGGTTCAATTGAGATTAGATTATTTAACGCTAGTACATCATACGAACAGTTAACTTCTTGTATTAGATGGTGCCTACTGTTCATCAAAGATTGTATAGAGAGGGATTAATGACTATAGACGAGTACGTAGCAATAGCTGTAAGTAAGATAGATCCTCAAGATTCAGTTGCGAACTGGAAAAAAGAATTGGAGGATATCTACGAGGAACTAGAGAATATAGGATATTCTAACGGAGAAGTTTTTGCATTAATCAATAAAGCGATAACTGCAAAATTGCGATCACTAAATGAACAGTTAAATAATTTAACAGGAGAACAAAATGGATAAAGATAATTGTTTGGATAGAGAAGGTAAAAGTCACTTTGGAGAGTTTGGTTGGTATGACGGCTATAGAAGTTCTATAGGTAATTGTCGACTTAGTTTAAAAGCTAGAGGTAGTGCTTGTTCTGATGCTGATGAATGCTCACAAGCGTGTATGGGTAAGTTGGTAAATGGAAATATTATTTCAGCCAACATATTTAATATGACAATGGGAGAACGCCAAGCTAAGAAAGAAGCTCTCGAAGATAAGCAATTAGAAGTAGCCAGAAGAGAAGCAGAAAAGAAAAAGATGGAAGAACAAAAAGCTAAAGACGCCGAAGAGGCAAAAAAGACTGAAGAGCAGAAAAAAGCAGAAGCAGATAAGAAAGCCGAAGAAGAGAAGAAAGCAAAAGAAGCTGTAAAACCTGAGGAGAAAAAAGAAGATGTCAAAGTCGCAGATAAAGATACGCCGAAGTTGGAAGAGAAACCCAGCGACGCAGGTAGTCCCGAACAAAAAGAAACTCCAAAAGCTTAATCCCGAAGTAGAAATAGATCCAGTATTCGTTGAGTGTACTGTATGTAAGGGAACTGGATTAAAATTAATAGTAGACGAATTAGGTATAGAATCTACAACTTCCCAAACTTGTGAAGTATGTTACGGACTAGGAGAAGTAGAAGATTTATCTCAAAATTAGATAAAAAGAATTAAACATTTCCAGTAATTTCGTATTTTTATATTCAAGAGGGACAAAATAATATGTTTTTTATTAATAAAACCAAGTTAGATGAATACGTAAAAGATCAGATAGCTAAATCTTCCCATGCTCTTATAGACGATATGCCTGACCATAAAAAGCAGTATCGTGATCGAGAAATCTCAATCTCTTATGAAGACATGTGGAAGATGTATCTCCGTAATGAGTGGATTCGCGCATGCGTTGATAAGATTACTAAAGCAGTTACGTCTACAAAGTTGTATGCAGTCGCGCGTAACGAATCAGATGTAGAAAGTCCTCAAGTAAAAGAGCATATTCAAACCATACAAAATTTAATTGATGATCCCAATACTGGGCTAGAATCTTTTTCGGATATTCGCAGAGAAATTTTAAGAGACATTTTAATTTATGACGCGGGAGCAATGGAGATAGTTTACGATGATAAGGGAGAAGTAGCCGAACTTTATTCACTATCTGGAAGTAGAGTACGCCTTATAGTAGACGAACATGGTAACTTTTACGATGAGAATCAAGCCTATTTCTTAAAACCATATGACGAGTTTAAGCAAAAACCAGTAATTTTTGCACGCAACGAACTAATATATTTCGTATCAAATCCAAAATCAGGTTCCGTATACGGCTTATCTCCCCTCGAGAGTTTATACTATGCGGTACTGAACGACCTGAACGCCTCTAAATATAACTCAGATTTCTTTAGTAATAATGCGGAGGCGTCAGGTATTTTAGGTCTAGAAGGACTTAATTGGACTGAAATGTTGAAATTTAAGAACTATTGGAAGAGAGAAATTGAAGGAAAGTCTCATAAAGTAGCAATGGTAAATGGAAGACCTACTTGGACACCTATGAATATGTCCAATAGAGATATGCAGTTTCTCGAATATCAAAGATGGCTTCTTTGTAAGATTATGGCAGTCTATGGAATGCAACCTGTAGTATTAGGAGTCATAGATCCTACTACGGGCAAGTTAAATTCAGCAGAACAGATGGAAGCATTTAAGAATGATACCTTAAAACCACTTCTGAGTATGGAGTGCTACCAGTTAACAAAAGTTTTAGTTCAGCAAGGATTCGGATTTGACGACGTAATTATTGAGAGTGAGAGTGTAGACATTACTGATGAGGTTTCTAGTACTTCAATAGCCGTTAATCTAGTAGGAAGTGGAATCATAACAGTAAACGAAGCTAGAAAAATGTACTTTGGATTAGATCCAATAGAAGGAGGAGACGCTGTTCAAGGTAGTGAACCACCTCCAATGACTCCCTCACCCACCAACAACACTCCAGCAGATACTACCATACAAGATAATTTTCAGATTCCTGCTGGGGACGATATATGGGTAGAGGAGTCGCCAATATCTGTAACAGACGAAGTGACAAAAATGGTAGTACAGAGGGGTACTAAATGGTGTGTTGTACATGCTCATCCTAAAGTTCCAGGAAGTACTGCAGATAGAGCACCGGGAACACCAATCAAGTGCTATTCAGGACCAGATGCAAAGCGACGTGCCGAAGCAATGCATCGTGCGATTCAAATTTCGCAAGCTAAAGAAGCAGGAGAGTTTAAAAGTAAAAGATCTATTCGAACACGCACAATTATTAAACGGCAAGACAATACAACCACATAATATAAAAGGAGACTACAATGGGAGAATTATACGTACCTAATGCAGATCCCATTTCAAATACGGTTACAGTAACCGAGGAAGCTCTTACATTAGATCTCTCTGCAAAAGAGTACTGTATATTCTTATTTGATAATCAAGGATCTGAACCAGTTTACATTAATTTATTACCTTCGAATAAAGTCATTAAGTTAGTTGCGGGTTGCTTCATTTCGTTTGAGCAAGACGAAGTATCTAGCGTTACGCTCAATTCAGATGAGGGAAAGACGACTAGCGTGATGTACCTTATTCAGGGAAATGCATAGGTGATAAGATGAACATACGATACGGTTTAAATAGAGCGGGAAGTATAGGACCCCAAGGCGCACAAGGCGCACAAGGAGCACAAGGAGCTAAGGGAGACCAAGGCGATCAAGGAGCAATAGGACCAGAATTTGTACCACAAGTTACTAACGTCTTATACGTAGATAAAAATAGAGCAGATAGTTATATTGTTGATGGTTCAAATACTCGTCCCTTCAAAACAATACAAGCTGCCATAGATTACGTATCCTCTTTAGCGTTGGCAGAATATTTTACTATTAAAATTAATGCTGGAATTTATAATGAAAATTTAGTTTTGGAAAATGCTGGATTGAAGTATGTTGAGTTATGTGGTGTCGGATACGTTTCAATTAATTCTTCAAGTGGAAATGCACTACAATCAACTACCAACAACAATAACTTAATAGCATTTTATTTGACTAATATTTCGTTCGCTAAACCAGTAGTATTGACCGGCGGTAACGGTGCTGCTTCTTTTGCTGATGTAATGTTTAAGGACGTCAATTTTACAGGAACAGCTACACTAACAGCTTCTTGCATAAATAACATATCTATGAAGGGTGTATATAGCGAGCAGACTATTAATTACGTAAACGTTAGTTGGTCTAACGTACAGAATAGTCAATTACAAGGAGCTCTTAACTTAACAGCAGATAGTACTTTAAATATTCCGTCTTGGGGAGTTAACGGTACTATCCAAATGTTTGGTTCCGCTTTACTAGGTAAACCCACTTACGTTATAGGTGGAACGGCTGCTTATACTGTAGCAGTTATAGGTAGCAGATGGGGTAGTAATACTGCTATCACAATTCCCAATGGATTGACAATTTATGCATACAGCTCATTTATAAGAGGAACTGTCACTAATAATGGCTCTGTAGTATTACGTGCGTCTACAGTAGAAACGTATGTTGCAGGAACAGGTTCTTTAACTATTACTGCCCAACCAGCTAGTCAGATTAAAAACGATTCTTCTGTAGTGGGAACTACCGTTAAGGATGCTCTCGAGACATTAAGCACATCAAAAATAGAAGCTAATCCTATTACAAAAACTATCTACGTAGACAAAAATAGAGTAGATTCATATACTGCTACTGGATCGTTTTCAAAACCATTTAAGACTATAAGTGAAGCTACTTCAGTAGCAACTACTGGAATGGCTATAGATGTACAAGCAGGAACATATTCTGAAAATGTAGTATTACCAGATGGCGTAAGTATGATTAATCAGAATGCTAATAAAGCAACAGTAGATGGCGATTTTACTATTACAGCTTCTCAAAATATTAGTATTCGTGGAATGCAATTTGCTTCAGGACATACCCTTACTGTTAACGCACCATGCTCTTTTATAGATTGTTTTGCTGCAGGAGCTGTAGTTATTAATAACGTAGTAGTTCAGGGGTATAATTTTCATATAGTATCTCCTGGAGTAACTGCTTTAACTGTAAATGGAGCGAGTGCTAAATTTCAATCATTACTTGCAACCATTTCTTCAACAGGAGATGTTCCAACCATTGTACAGAACGCGGGTACTATCATATTAAATAGCGTTGCTGTTTATGGAGCAAGAGCAGGAGCATTAGTCTCTTCAGTAGGAGGATACTTTGTAGGAATAGCTACTCAGATTATTAACTCTTTAGGAGGAATAGCAGCAGATTTACAAAACGGAGCTACATCAACAACCCCAAACATGTTATCAGATGTATACGCCGTTGGTAATATAGTTTGCGGAACTAAAGTTACATTAGTAGAAGGAGTACAGTTTGGAGCAGTAGGATCAATATCAGGAACAGCTCTAACTTATAGACCTGCTAGTAAAATAGCTAACGATTCTTCAGTTACAGGAGCAACGGTAAAGGACGCTCTAGACAATCTACAGAAAAATAGATTAGTAATAAATGCTCAAACAAATACTACTTATACATTAGCTTCTTCAGATGAAGGAAAAGTAGTGACACTAGAAAATGCGTCTCCAGTAACAGTCACTATAGAAACTAATTCAGTGGTACCTTTTGAAATAGGTTCTAGAATAGACCTAATTCAGAAAGGGGTAGGAGTAGTAACTATTGCAGGAGCGGTAGGAGTAACTATTAAATCTAAAGATAGCAATAAATCATTGGGTGGACAAAATGTGGCAGTTTCTTTAATTAAAGAAGATACAGATACATGGTACTTAATAGGAGACTTAATAGCATAATGCTTCCACTAGGAATTTTATCATACAGTACTGGAGAAATAATAGGAAATTTTGAGCGAACCGATCCCTTTAGTATAGAAATGTGGGTTTGTGCTACGGGTGATAAAACGAATGCTACATTAATTAGCCATATAACTGCTTTACGTGGTTGGACTATTTTTTCTCATGGAAGTAGAGGTAAACTGCAACAAATTGATTTTGGTCTATACCACATTCTATCAGAAAATAGATTAGTAGTTACCAATACTACAGGATTAGCTATAGTAAATAATACTTTTTTTCACCTAGTTATAACTTATGATGGTAGTTCTTTAGCATCTGGAATCAAGTATTACGTAAACGGTTCTATAAAATCATTGACTACGGCTGCATCTAACCTTACAGGTACTATAAAAAATAGCGCAAAACTCTTAATAGGTAGTGGACCATATCCATATTTTTTAGGAAAACTTGATGAGTGTGTCGTATATAATCGCGTTTTATCACAGGCAGAAGTTACTCAAAGGTATAATAGTGGAGTAGGTACTGAGACTTTATTCGGTGATGCTTATTTACACTGCCACATGAACGAACTTAGTGGAGATGATGTGCTTGACAGTTCTGGAAATAATCGAAATTTAAAAACGTATGGTACTCCTTCATGGACAGCTGGTAAGTTAAATAATTGCGTTCAATTGGATGGAAGTACTCAATATATTTCAGCATAGGAGAAGTAAATGAAAACATATTTAGAAATTTATGAAGTAACCGAAATGGGAGTAGAGCCCACAGTAGAATCTGTTAAAGTGGAAGCAGTAGATAGAGAAGAAGCTCTTTCATTGCTTTCAACTTATGAACCTGCTTTCGCTGAAGTTACTTACGTAAAAAGAATACATACATGTAAACACGAAGAAGGATTACCCTGCGAAGTAGAAATTCTATAAGGAGTGAATAAGCATGAATGATCTTCAAGTATATAGAGGTGATGATAAAACTTGGGAAGTACAATTTAAGAATGACGCAGGTACTCCAATAGATATTACAGGATGGAAAGTTTATTTTACAGTAAAAGAAAAAGATTCTGATAGCGATGATTTAGCAAAAATCAAAAAAGATACAGAAGTTCATAGTGATCCTACTCAAGGAAAATCTCAAATAGTTTTAGTTCCTACAGATACAGAAAATTTAAAAGGAAACTTTTATTATGACATACAGATTAAAAAAGCTACAGGAGAATTCATAACTGTAATTGTTGGAACGTTAGAGGTGTTGAGAGACGTCACTAGAAGAAAAAATTAATTATGAAAATCATTAGCGAAGAAACTAGAAAGAAAATTAGTTTAAAGTTAGTAGGAATTAAAAAAGGTCCTATGACTGAGGAGCACAAACAAAAAATTAGATCAGCAAATTTAGGAGTATTGCGATCTTCTGAAGCAAGAAAAAATATGAGTGACGCTAGAAGATTGCTAATGAAAAATGGATTCCAACTTTCAAAGGAGACTAAAGAGCGATTACGTAAAGCTGCTACAGGACGAAAATTATCTCAAGACGCTAGATTAAAAATAAGCACTACTTTAGCTAGACATCATATAGACTTAAATCATAAAAATAATCATGGAAGTAATATATTGATGTTGACGAATTCAAATCACGCTAGATTGCACAGACTATCGTATAATTACTTGGTAGAGACAGGACAGATACTAGAGTACATAGAGTGGTTTAAGAAAAGGTGTCTAGTAAATGAAGTTACAACATAAGGAGATAGAGATGACAAAAGCACAGATAGAGAAGGTCGGGGTCGCGTGGACACGTACGTTTAAGAATGGTAAAGAGGGATTAAAACTTTCCATCAACAAAGAAATTTTGGTGGCGTTCAAGAACCTTAAAAAGAAAACAGATAAAGATCCAGATTTTATAATTGTGAAATTTATCGACGCACCAACAACCAAATAAGAAAGTAGTTGATTAGTAATGGCAGACATTAACGTAACTATAACAGAAAAAGAAATTATATCTGTAACAATTAGCGGAGGAAGCGGAACGTCAAATCATGCTTCCCTTTCTAATTTAGATTACGCTAGCGCAGGCCATACTGGATTTCAGAAGACAATAGAGTGGGACGAATTTTACAGATCATTTTTAATAGACAAACCTTAAGGAGTAGTTTTGAAATACATTAATAATTGCAAGAGTAAAATTAAATATTGTAGAAAATGTAGATCAATTTTAACTATAGAAAATACTACTCCTAGCGTAAGAACAGTAGACTATATCTGTAGAAAGTGTTTTAGAATTGTAAATAAGACGTGGAAGAAAGCTAATAGTGTAGAAACATTTAAAGATGGAAAGAGTGTTAGAATATATGGACGAAAAAGAGAACGTCCACAAAACGATTTATGTGAAGTATGTACCACTAATAAAATTGAAGGGTATCATCACTGGGATGACACTAACCTTCTTAAAGGAATGTGGATTTGTAATAGTTGTCATTACTTAGCAAATTCATTAGAAAAACTTAAAGATGGTAGAGCAAAGAAGTATTTTAATTTAAAAAATAAACTTGAAGGGGGTGAATACAAAACATGAGTAATTATAGAGTTCCAGCACTAGAGAGATTTGAGTGGCAGCAAGCAGTTAAAGATATTCTTAATACACCTCCAGTAACACCAGCAAAGGGTGACAGATACTTAGTAGGAACGACACCAACAGACGCATGGGTAGGATCAGCTAATAAAATAGCTTATTGTTCAAATGCAACAGGACCGGTTTGGTCTTATGACAATCCACTTCCTGGTATGATGGTGTTCGTAGAAGATGTACAAGAGTATTGGAAGTACGCTAATTCTGCATGGTCTCAATATTTAGGTCAGAAAGGTGATCAAGGCGATCAAGGAGCAACTGGCGCTAAAGGTGATCAAGGCGATCAAGGAGCAACTGGCGCTAAAGGTGATCAAGGCGATCAAGGAGCAACGGGCGCTAAGGGAGACCAGGGCGATCAAGGAGCAACTGGCGCTAAGGGAGACCAAGGCGATCA